TGGTCCTGCTTGTCGTTCACTTCGGTTTCCTTTCTAGAATCTCTCTCGCTTTCGCGGCGATGGCTCGGGCGCTCCTGAATCGTTCCAGCGCCGGGTTCTTAGGCGGTATAGACTGGAGCGCGCTCATCGAGAGCTCCTTGTCGGCTTCGGCCAACGCTTCCGCTTTCTGCTCCCGCGTGCCGAAGAGCAAACGGTGGCGTACATCGCCGCTGATCTTCGACAAGCAGCGGCTGCAAAAGTGTTGGCGCGCCGGAACTGCGCGGGCGCAGCTACGAACACGACAGACCTTGCCGACGTCGCTCACAGTGAACCTCCATTGAACTCGATAGTCATAGCCGCTTGCGCGTAGGCGTCTTGAAGCGTCTCACCTTGAAAGGATGCCAGATCGTTCGACGAGTAGATCATGGTCCCTCCGACGTGAATCATGTGCGCGTCGCGTATCGTCAATTGAACCCTGCCGTCGAGACTCCGCCGCGTATCGAGCGAAGCTTTCGGGTGATCGCTAAGCCAGCGGGTAAGAATATCGAAGATGCGTGCTGCGGACCGCGCGAACGCCGTTTCGATCTCCTTTGTGCGCTCCTCGGCGGTCACGCGCGCCTCGCTATCGCCCTGCGGTACTCGAGCAGGTCTCGCGCTCTAATGTCGAAGCGCTCGCTCAGATCCATGGCGACCTGAAAGTCTGGCGAGAGCAGCGCAAGCTGGCTGCCACGCATCACCGCCGCCACGAACGCTACGGCTTCCGCCTTGGTTTGAGGGTCGCGCGGGTTGAGCTCAGCCATACTTGATCTCCCCAAGCATCGCGAGCTGCACCACAATGTCTTCGCGCGTCGAATCCGTCTCCTCGTACCAGTTGACGCCCCAACGCTTGACGCCCTCTTCCCAAGCGCGGACAGCCATCTCGGCGTCGAGAGCGAACCAACCCGACGGGAGCGCGACGGTCACGCCGCGCTTCCACACGCTTACCGCGTGCTCGCGATCGGGCTCCTCGCCGTGGGCGCACTTCTCGTCGTCCTCCCAGCAAAGCCAGCCGAGCTTGGGATCGTGCTCGACGCCGCGGAGCCAATAGCCCGCGTAGCCGCCACCGAAGATGTCGGAGTGGCGCGTCAAGTAGTCGATCCAGTTCGGATCGATCTCGACGGCGATCGTGAACGTGTGCTTCATCGCTTCGTCTTTCGAACGTCGCTGAGACGCTCGAGGGCCAGGCGCATGACGGCGTCGGCTTCGTCGCCGTAGTGGCGAACGAGCACCTTCGCGATGGCCTGCGCGTCGGGTTCGTAGCTCTTCGCGTCGTCGCGCGCGTTCTTCTTGAGGGCCCGGTCGACAGCCGCCGGGCCTCCCGTTTTCTCTTCGTTGAACATCGTTTTCCTCAATCGAGCGCTACGCTGGCCGCTTCGGCCATTGCGTGGATAGCCTTGTCGAGGGTTCCGCCGTCGAAGCGGCCGAGCTCGCCGTTGAGAAGGCCTCGCACGCCGCGCAGGGCGTCGAGCCATTCGCGCCCGAGCACGCCATCCGCGCCGATCTTCGAGCTGTACTGCCGCTCGTGGGCGTCGGCGTACTCGGCGAGACCGAGCAGCATGGTCCGGAGCGAGCGCTCGAACCCGGACCGGGGGTCCTTCGTCGCGGCCACCTGCCTGTCGGCCCACCCGTTCGCCCCCGCGTTGGGTCCGAGCCCTTCGAGCGGGCACACCAAAGTACCCCACAGAGCGTTCGCGACGGCCCCGGGGCGGGGCACGAACACGGTCGGACAAGATTCACTAGCCATTCAATTCTCCTTTCGCTGTTACCTGAGACGATCGTACCACCGATGGTATTCAATGTCAAGTTTCGGTTGACGGCGAATACCGATAGCATACGCTACGTCTCTACGAGATATGTCCAAGAAGGACGAGAAAGTTATCGGCGCCTGGGCGCCTAGAGCCGATTCGAGAACCAGTAGGACCGGCTACCAGGTCGTCTACACGACGAAGTTCGGAACCGCCCACGCCGGCGCGACGCGGAAGGTCTATCGAATCCCCGATGGCATCGCCGCCCTCGATGGATCGGCGCCCGCCGTGCACCCGCTTCTCCGATGCGGCGACAAGGAGCTCGCCGAGGCCTTCGAACGACTGGTCGCAGACCCCTCGTTCTCCAAGATCAAGCTCACCCCCTAGGAGTTCCGACTCGCCGCGGACGCCCCGCGCACCTACCTCGAGTGGGGCGGGTTCACCTGGAAGCAACGAAAGTACCTCCGGGAGATCGTCAAAAAGATCGTCCAGCCCCGCTGAAAAACGGGCCCTTAAGGCCACTAGTTACAGTGTAACCGGAAGATATCTTCTGGTTGACGTTGAATACCGCCGTATCCCCGCCCGTCTTACTGCCATGGCCCGCGAAACCGCCCCCGTAACCGCCCTCCTGGCCGCCCTCGTGGTCGGCGCCTACGCCCTCGAGCTCGGTTTCGGGGGCATGGCCGCCTGCGACGCCTACGGGCTCGTGCCGGCTCACTGGAGCGTCGAGACGGCCCTCTCGAGCATGTTCCTCCACGACCCCTCCGGGCTCTTCCACGTCGGCGGAAACCTCGTTTTCCTGGTCGTCTTCGGGATCATCGTCGAGCGCGCGATCGGGAGCCTCGGTTTCGCGGCCCTCTACGTGGCCGCTGGCCTCGGCGGCGCCGTCATGCACTTCGCAGTCAACCCGAGCGCCACCGACCCCCTCGTCGGCTGCTCCGGCGCCCTGTTCGGCCTCATGGCAGTGGCCTCCGTGCTGCGCCCACGGCTCCTCGGGTTCGTGATCGCGTACATGGGCCTCAACATCTGGCACGCGGTCGTCGGCGGCGCCGGAAACGTCTCGTTCGGCTGCCACATCGGTGGCTTCGTGGTCGGCTTCCTCGCCGTCGTGGCCCTCCGAGCAGCCGACAGCGACGCGCTAGCGTCGGCCTAGTCGTCCATACCTCGAAGCTCGCTCTCTGCGGCTTCGAGGCGATGCTTGATCGTGTCCATCATCGCTCTGAGCCCCTCGACGAAAGAGGCGAAGTCCACGTCAACGACCTCCGCCTCTTCAATCGAGCGCTGTGCGATGTCCTCGAACACTTCCTCAGCCGGCACCGGTCATCTCCGACGGCGGCGAGAGCGGATGAGCTCCTCGATACCGCCTTTGATGCCCTTGAGACCGTTGACGAACGCCGGATCGGTGACCGTGTCGGCAACGGCCTTCACGGCCTTGACCGTGTCGTTCTCGAGGATCCCATCGAGAGGCGTCGTGTCGAGCAAGTCGTACTTGTGAATGACTCTGATCGCCCGCCACGCCGCGTTGGCGCCCTCCGCGCTCTTCGGGTCATCTAGCGCGAGGGCGATGAGGCGTTTCGCCTTCTCGCGCTTTTCCTCCTTGAGACTCATTCGCTCTCCGGTGCCTCGTCGCTGTCCGGGGCGTCGTCACGCGAGCGACGCTTCCGGCGTCGTTCGCTACGGCGGCTGCCGGAGAATCGGTCCTCGTACTCGTCGAGCATCGTGTCGGCTACCGCCGTCGCGACGTCGACCATGTCGTCGACCATCTCTTCGACGTCGTCGATCTCGTCGGGTATCGTGTAGTTGCTCAGCGCGGACTGAGCAAAAGCGACCCACATATCCTTGAACTCTTTCTTTTCAGCCATTCGATTCTCCTTTCAAAGCGACGGGCAGGATGTGTCGCCCGTCAATCGTTGTCAACCCGCCTTGATCGCCGCTCGTTTCTCTTGCTGCCGGCGCCGAACCCGTTCCACAACCTCCGGCTGTTGAATGCGAAGTAGTTCCTTCCTGAACTCTTCATCGGCATCGACACCGAGCGCCGACGCGGCGCCGTAGAGCGTCACCATGCACCCGGCGATCTCTTTCGGCGGATCGCCCACCGGGCGCTCGAACACGTAGTCGACCAAACGATGAACAGTCGCGGCGTCGACGCCACATGCTTGCGCGAGTTCGACGGCTTCTTCTACGAGCCGCAGCACACGTTCCGCGCCGTTCGTCGCCGACTCTTCGCCGAGAGTCGTAAGAATCCACTCGGCGACCAGGCGTTGAAAGCTTCGCCACTCGAGGCGATAGGTTCGCCCGCCACGATGGATCAGATCGCCGCCCAGCGAACTTTGCGGAAACTTGTCTGCGAGGCGGTCTAGATCTGCGTGCGCTGCCGCCCACGTCCGTACATCCTGCGGCCCCAGCGCTGGATTCCCGCGCAGCTCAAGGCTGTAGTGCTCTAGACAATAATTAGGTAGCGGTTCGCACGCGGCTTGCACCTGCGCACAACGCTGTTCGTCGCTGTGGATGCCACCGACGATCATCCCGTGGGTACATCGATCCGCTTTCACGCGAGCCCCACTGCCGGCTTCTTACCGAAGATCCGATCATAGCCGTCGCGATAAGCCGGCGTCGCGACCTGCGGAGGACCGCTCAGCGCGGGCTCGCTCCGCGCTTCGTGCCGATAGAGAGTCTCGACGTTATGCCACTCGTCTTCCCCAGGAGTGAGCCTCACTAGCTCCGCACCCTCCGGGATCGGCCGCCCGTCGATCACAGGCGTCAACGTCCCTTGAGCGATACGCTCGCCCTTGCGCCGCTCTACGAGCCGCGTGTTCGGTCCGATCTCACCTCCAATTCGAACCTGATCTTTCTTGCTCACGTGCCCTCCTTCGGGGACATGTTCTCGGCAGCCCACCGTGCGTAAGGGTTCCTGATTCGTTCAACGCGCTTCTCTTTCGAAAGGTGCCGTTGGTAGTCCTCGACGTAGCCTCGAACGACTCGCATCTGCGCGGCTTCGGACGCAATGCGCTCGTAGTCCGCTTTGCCGACGATGACCACGTGCACGGCCGCCAGCGCCTCGGCGAGCTCTCTCGCCAGCTCCAGCCACGTGCGATCGTCACGCCAGATCTCGCCCAAACCGCTCAGTTTGAGACGGTTGCCGATCACTTGCCGCAACGATCGCGCAAGAAAGCTGACCGCCGGATGGTTCATCCGACCGTGAGCCCCTTCTCGAGGAGGGCACGGACGGCCGTCGTGAACGTGATCTCGACGCCGGTCTCCTTCCGAAGTTTCGCTTGATACTTCCGGATGCGCTCTTTGAGATCGAGGCTCATGCGGATCTGCGTTTGAACGGTTCTGTCCGACTGCTTCTTTTTCTTCACTCTCATCGAGGAGGCAGCATGCACCTAGCGTCAACCGCTGTCAACTGCTGTCACTCGCGCGGCACGACTATTCCCAGATCAGATCGAGGGCGCGCCCACCGAGCCAGTCGAATACGAACGATCGAACCGAGTAACCAGGCCTGTCGTACTTCCTCGCCTGGCGCATGCACCACCAGTGAAAGTCGAGTATCAACCGCTTCAAGCTGCTCGACCGCCCGCTTCGGGGCGAGCCGCCCGATGCTGACGTCGAGTCGGTCTGTCGTTGAGCGTCGCCTCCGAGATCATCGCGCGCACGACAGCGCTAACGCTGGGCTCGATACCTGTAAGCCGCTTCACCTCGCGTTGGCGTTTCAAGATCTTGGCGTAAAGCGGCTTGCTAACGCGCGTGGCGACCATGACGTCGACTTCGTTCTCTGCGGCCATGGGATAGAGGGTGTAGCAGATGTTTACAGATGAAACAAGTCTCTTGACGGCGCCGCGGGCGCGGGTTTAGGCTCGCCCTTCCCCGTCGAAACGTCGAAAGGTGCTGAGCATTGGCGAAGGCTTCATGGGACTCGTGTCTACTGAAGAACAAGCAGGGCGCTTACCTGCCGTGCCTCAACAATGCCGTAGCGATTCTGACGCACAGAAAGGAGTGGTACAACATCATCGCGTTCGACGCCTTCGCCGGCGTCGTCGTGAAGAGGCGGAAGCCGCCCTGGTGCGAAGACACGGTCCCGGAGATAGACGACGTAGGCGACTGGACGCGCGAGGATTCGCTCCGCACCGCCGTCTGGATCACGCGCGAATACAACTGCCCCGTACACACTAGCGTCGTCGACGAGGCGGTGCAGGTCGTCGCCGATCGTTGGATCGTGCATCCCGTGCGCGACTGGCTCAACGAGCTCCGATGGGATCGCAAAACCAGAATCGACGACTTTCTCGTCCGAACAGCCCGCGCCGAAGACTCACCCTACGTGCGCGCGGTCACGAGGAGTTTTTTCCTCTCCGCCGTAGCGCGCATCCTCAAGCCTGGCGAGAAAGTCGACACGATGCTCATCCTCGAAGGCGAGCAGGGCATCGGCAAGTCGACGCTCTTTCGCATTCTGGCATCGGACCCGTGGTTTCTCGATACGTCGTTCACGCCGGGCACGAAGGACGGCTACCAGGCTCTTCGACGGAAGTGGATCATCGAGTGGGGTGAGCTCGACGGGCTCAACCGCACCGAGCTCTCGCGCGTGAAGCAGTTCATGTCGTCGGTGAAAGACAGCTACAGGCCCTCCTACGGCAAGGCGACCATCGACTTTCTTAGGCAGTGCGTGTTCGCCGGAACGGTGAACCCCGACGGCAGCGGCTACCTCATCGACCCGACCGGCGCGCGTCGCTTTTGGCCGGTAACCGTCGGCAGGATCAACCTCAAGCAAGTGCGCGACGAACGCACCCAATTGTGGGCCGAGGCCGTCTACCGCTACCGCAAGGTCGAACCCTGGCACCTGCGTGATCCGAAGCTCCTCAAGGCGGCGGCTGCCGAGGCCGAAGATCGCCGCATCGAAGATCCGTGGGAGCCCGTCGTCCGGAAGTGGCTCGGCAAGAACGAGCGCACCCTAAAGGGCGTGACGACGACCGAGCTGTTGAAGAGAGCGGTCGACAAGGCCGTCGATCAACAGAACCGCAGCGACCAAACACGCATGGGCCAAGTTCTACGAACGCTCGGATGGACCATCGTGCGCCGCGGCACCGATGACATGCGCCGTTACTTCCCAGAATCCAACCTCCAACCCTCCAACCGAAAAACGAGTTCTAATTAGTATGGATAATGACCATACATCTATGGCATACCCCGTATTCTACGGGGGGTATCGAAACCCGTTTTTCGGTTGGAGGAGTTGGAGGTAAGCGTTTTTCTCGATGTTTTTTGATGATCCGCCGCCAACCACCGCCAACGTGATCCGCATGAGTTACGACGTCGAAGAGCTGAGATCGGGCATCGTCGACCTGTTCGACGGCGCGAACGACCTCCCCGCCATGCCCGGACGCACCGGGCGAGGGCGCGGGCACTTCGAGATCGGCGAGCTCCAACGGGCATCCACTTGGCGCGACCGGGCGCCTACCGACAGAGAGCTCCTCGTTGAGATACGTGAGACGAAACGCCTCCGATCGAAGCCTGCCGCTCCGGTGAAGTCAGATCGCCCCCTGTGGCGTCGCATCGCGGATGCGCTGGCCTCGCACGGGTTCCAGGTCTGCAAGCTATGCGGCGCGCGGTCCCCCACCCACCGCTGCCCTGTCGGGGAAAGGAAGCCAGCATGAAGATACAGCCAACCGCCTCACGAACGGGCTTGCTCCTCGCCTGCCCGCGCCCGTTTTCTGAAGAAGTCGACGCCGAATCCGATCTGCCGCAAGAACCCGCCCGCTACGGGAGCGCGTTCCACCAAGTGCTCGCCGCGTGCCTTCGATCGAAGCCGAAGGCGCTGCTCGAGAAGAACGCCCCCAGATACGCCAAAGAGATCGACATCGCAGCCAAAGAATACGAAGTCAGGGGCGCAGCGGTAGAGCTAGCGGGTCACGTGAAGTCCTCCGTGAAAGTCCTCCGCAACTGGCTCACACGGGAGAAGCTAGAGATCGTCGCCGTCGAGGTCGCCTACGCCGTTGCCCCCGGCATCGACAACTGGACCGTTCGCGAGGCCTTGCCGCACGACGAGGATCACCACTACGACGTCGACGAAGGTGAAGTGCCCGGCACCATCGACCTCATCGCCCGCGACGCCAATCGGCGGCGCCTGGTCGTCATCGACCACAAGACGGGCTGGGAGGACGAGGGCTTCGCTCGGCCATCGACCATTCCACAGATGCGGACCCTCGGCCTCGTAGCGGCGGCCGAAGTACCCCTCGGCACAGAGCTCGGCATCTTCCACGCCGACCGGCAAGGGCTCCCGGCGATCTACGCCGAGCCCTACGAGCGCGAGGACCAACGCGCGCATGTTCACGCGCTCCGGCACGCCCTCACGCTGGTCGGCTCGGGCTTCATGCGCACCGGCCCCGAATGCACCTACTGCCCCGTGCGGTCGACCTGCCCGGCCAAGAAGGCCGAGATCATCTCCGAGGGCACGGCGGCCGTCGTCGCGGCCAGCGTGGCGCTCGCGGCCGAACCCATCGACCCGGCCAAGTTCGGCATCCTCGCAGCGCCCGAGAACGGGATGACGGTTGAGGATCGCGCCGGCGCGCTCTACGATCTCTTGAAGAAGCTCCGCGCGCTTGACAAAGCCGGCACCGAGGAGATCAAGCGGCTCGTCCGAGGCGGCGCGGCGATCGAGACCCGCGAGGGCAAAACCCTCACGTTGCGCAAAGACTCATACGAGACGCTCTCCAAGAAGAGCATCATCGACGCGCTCGGGAAGGTCGCCGGCGAGAAAGAGATCGCACGGCTACGGAAGAAGGGCGCGATGCGCGAGACCACGCGCGAAACGCTCATCGGGGAGAAGTAGATGGGCGATCTATCGAGTCTCCAAGAATTCGCCGACAACTTGCGCGGCGACGACTACCGCCAGAAGTGCCTCGAGCTCGGAGACTACCTCGACAACGTCGACGGGTTCTTCAGCGTGCTCCGCTGGCTGTACGGACCGCAGGTCGGCGAAGGGAAAGTGCGGGGCCCGCTTCGATGACGCTTCACATCCCCACCTGGTACCTCGCGATGATAGTTCCAGCGCTGGCGCACTACATGTTCAATCTCATCAGAGCCGCTAGGCAAAGCACGCTGACAGGACCCGACCAGATGCGCGCCGCCTTCATGCTCGGATTGCTCGTCGCTGGGATACAATCAGGGCTGCTCTGGCCGCTCTACCTAGGCGCCGTCGCCGTAGGCTACATCACGGCATGGTTAAGGAGATGACGATGAACGCTGAGAAACACAACGCGGCGATGGCCGCCCTGGGCGAATTGATTCAAAGCGAGCTCACCGGCCAGGACCGCGCCCGCTTCGCAACCGTGCAACGTCTCGCCCGTCTCGGACAGATGCTCCAGATCGAGCATCGCCCGAAACCAGAAGACGCGGACATGGACGAAGACGGGGAGGGGCCGTTCGGCGACTTCGAAGTCGCAGGCGATATGATGGGGCCACCACGGCTACGGCGCGCCCGTCGAGCCCCGATGGGCTTCGGCGACGATCGCCAGCAGATAGTCCGAGAGATCTTGGCCATGTTCACGCCGTTCATCGAAGATCAGCGGCGGCAACTAGACGCCCAGCGGCGATCGGCGGTAGCGGCCGAACTCGCGAACCTGTTCGACGCGCAAGGCAAAACACGCGACTCAGCAGTAAAAGGACTGATTCAAAAACGGATCGATGAGATCCTCGTACCCAAAGGAGATGAAGATGGCTTTTCAATGGTTCCTGCCGTCAATGTACGGCGACATCAAGTTGGACAAGATCTCGAACGAATCGACGCGGGTGACGCTCGTGGGCCTTTCGCCGACGGAGCAGGAGGCGGTCCGGGCCCTCTTCACGCGGGCGTCGCGCCCGACGGCGCTCCAGGCGTTGTGGGCCCTGCCGAGCAAGCTCGAGGGGATCGACCTGAGCGCCTCGAAGGAGCAGACGGTCGACCTCGACGCGCCGATTACGAAGGTCCAGGACTTCTTGCAGAAGAAGCTCAAGCCGCACCGCAAGCAGATCTCGGCGGTCCGTTTCACGAGCGGCAAGATTGAGCAGATCACGGAAGCGACTCTGAAGACAATCGACGCCTCGGCGCCGAAGGAGTCGAAGGCGCCCGCGCCGGTAGCGGCCGTTACAGTGGCCCAGCCCGTTCTCGGCTGCCCGGCTCCGAACTTCGACGATGTCGAAGTCAGAGCGACGCGCGTCTTGAAGGCGTTCCTCACGCCCGAGCAGATCGAGGACTTCGAACGCCGGCAGCAGTTCGTCGCGGTCGGCGCCGACACTGGCCATCGATACCTCTTGAGCTCCCGGAACTCGAGGCATGCTCTCGAGAGCGCAAGCTACCGGTCACTCTACGACATGGACGAGCGCATGGCCCTCTGCGTTCACGACTGGGAGGTACCGGCGGCGGAAGAGCTCCTCGCGCTCTACACGCACGTGTCGCTCCCCGGCCTCGAGCGCCACGTCCGATCGATTCCGGACCGCGACGGCTTGCTTCAATAGTCGATGGCGAAGTACCGGAAAAAACCGATCGTGGTTGAAGCCGAGCAGTGGTTTCCTGGGAAGTCAGTGAAAGGCGTGCAGGCCTTCGACGACCCCGACTCTCGCGTCCGGGACGCGCTCATGGATGCGCTCGTCCCGGGCGTCGATCCGGCGGACTACGGCATCTTGGATACCTTCGACGGTATCCGCATCGTAGTCGCCGGCGACTGGATCGTCGACTCTGAATACGGCGTTCAGAGCGTCGTCAAACCCGACTTGTTCCACGACCTCTACGAGCCGCTGGACGCGCGGGTTCAAAGGGCGTGGCGATGACCGTCTACTCGTGCCCGGCTTGCACGCGCGCTGTGCAGACCGATCAAGAGAACTGCCTCCACTGCGGCCACCTGCTTAGCTCCGCCCTCGGCTTGGTAGCGGCGACGTCGGCTCACGCGCTCCCGCTCAGCGAAGAGGAGCGCCAGGTGGTGCTCATCGCTCTAGGGCACCTGGCCGCCGAGCGCCGCGGTTGGGACGACATGTTGAATCGCATCGCGCTGCGGATCGACAACGCGGTCGAGGGCCGCGCCGAGGCCTACGACAACTTCCGCTCGATGCACCTCGCGTCGATTCGACTCAATGAACGAGCATTCCAAGAGCTCCGGAACCTGCAAGCGATCGTGAATCGAGACGGTGGTCAAGGCAGCGTAGAGGACGCCATCGCCGAGGTGCACCGGGTGTGCGCCAAGCTCGAAGAGCTCGAAAGAGATCTCACACCCGTCGAAAGGAAACCCAAGTGAACGAACCCGAACTGGAAGTCGAAGAGCAAGAGGAGACCGTCATCATCGCCGGCGACAACTACGGAACGCTTCGCGTCGTCGAGACGAGCGAGCCCTATGACCCGGACGCGCTGGACGGCGGCGAGATCTCCGTGGAGGAGATGAAGAAGTTTCTCGGGACGGTCAAGGGGTACAGGCCGCCTTACGGCAAGAATGGGAAGTCGGATGCCGCTCGTTAGAGTTCAGACGCACGCGGAGAGCGGCGTCGAGCTCCTACACCTCATCGAGCATCTGCCCTACCACTTGGCGAACGCCGTGGAGATCATCTGGGGGCGCTACGTCGAACCGGACTCGGCCGACTTCCCCCACGGCACCGTTCAACAGAAGCTCGCCTACGCCGTGCTGCGGGAAGCGCAAGAGCACGTCGAGGCCGAGGCGCGGCGACGAGAGTTCTTCGAGCTCGACGACGATCCGCGGCCAAAGACCGACGTGGTGTGGCGGTCGCTCGCACGGCAAGTCATCGTCGCAGAGGGATTCAACACTGTGCTCGCCGAATTCTTGGAGTGCCTACTCCGCGGCGAGCTCACCGAAGCCGGCGCTCTACTCGAGCGCGAGATCCTCAACCCGACCGCAACCGACCGTGAAGAAGGAGAAACAACCCAATGATCGCCGTCTATCTTGCACACCAACTTTCCGCGCCCACGCGCGAGGGCATGGACGAGAACCGGGAGAAAGCCGCCCACTGGGCCGCGTGGCTTTGGAAGCGCGGCTTTTCCGTCGAGTGTTCATGGATCGTCTGCACGAGCATGCTCGAGGAGACGCCCGAGAACCGCGAGCTCGGGCTCAGAGCGGATTGCGAGCTCGTTCGTCGCTGCGACGTGATGGTCCTTTGCGGGCCGCGCGTATCGAGGGGTATGCTTCGTGAGGCAGGGGCGGCGAAGGTTATCATCGACTTCACGTACCTCGGCCTCGAGCTCCCGACGGACGATCTCGAGTGGTTCAACGGCCGCCCGGTGACGCTCAAGATCCTCGAAGAGCTCGACCTGTTGAACGCGGCAGAAGAGGCCAACAAGCGCGCATCCGACAAGACGACACCATCGCCGCCGCCTCCGGGCTTTGAGGCGAACCCGTGAGGCCGGAGATATTCCACGGCGGCGTGCTCGTGACCAAGCCAGGCATCGAGCACATTCGGCCGACGTGGGCCGAGACGTGGATGTCGATCGCCTACGTGATCGCACAACGCTCCGTCGACCCGCGGCTCAAAGTCGGCGCGATCGTCGTCTCGAGCGGCAACACGCAGATGCTAGCCGGCGGTTACAACGGTAACTACGCCGGCGGCCCGCACGAGCACGAGTCGACCGAGCCGGGACAGAGCGGGTTCATCCACGCCGAGGTGAACGCGCTCATCAAGCTCGACTACAACTACGCCGGCAAGAAGCATATGTACATCACGCACTCGCCGTGCCGAATGTGCGCGAAGCTCGTCATCAACGCCGGCATCTCCAAGATCGTGTACAGCGAGGCGTACCGCGACCCGAGCGGCATCAATCTCTTGAGAGACGTCGGTCTCGACGTGCGATCGGTCCAAGAAGCTATCGAGTACGAAAGGGGCGCGAGATCATGAATTCGAAGGAAGTAGCGAAGTCGATCGCAGCTTGGGCGTACTGCGACTCGATGATCGAGATCGACATCGACAAGCTCGTCGACGCCCTCCATGAAGACTTGGAGGCCCGCGAGGGTGACATGCCGAACGAGGCCGAGTGCTGCCAGCTCGTTTGCGGCGGCGACGACGGACAAGTCCCGGCGAGACTCGTCGAGCGTTTCCCGGCGACCAACGCGCTCCTCGGAACCTACTGGGAATGAGCGGGCGCAACGGGCCCCCCGACGAGGCCGACATCCGAAAACACGAAGGGGCGCTTACACGTCTTTCGCCCGAAGAGGCTTTCTGCGAGCGGCTGTACGAGTCCGGTAAGCGACGCGCCGAGCTGGAATCGTTCATTCGAACCGACGAGCTAGCGCAAGGAACCGCTCGCCACGTACTCGTCGGACAAGCTTGCCTCAACCACTGCTGGGAAGCAGACGAGACCGGAGTTCGGTGCTGTATGCACTGCGGCGTGACCGACGAAAGGGATAGGCCAATAACGGTAGAGGAGCAGCGAGATTCACTGTGGGCCCTTCTCGACAACATCGACACGCTAGACGATGCGTGCCGCGAGAACGATCGCGCGTTCCGCAACTTCTCTCGAAAGCACTTGCGCGCTCGATTCGCCATCCACAACCCGGAACAAGGAAGAAGAACAATGGACCCCAACTACTCAATGGAAGCCGACATCCGGAAGCATGAGGGCCTACGAACCCAAGTGCGCGACGGAACGGCCGTGCTGCTCATGCAGGCGCGGCAGATCTGGGGCAACGACAAGTTCAACCTTCCCGACGTCGTCGTCAGGCTCATGGTAGGTGTCGGCGACCTCGCACGGCTAACCAGAGACGTCTACAGTGGCGGCCCTAGCAGTGTCGACCATGAGCGTTGGAGACGAGAGCTCAAGAAAGAGCTCGGCAATGTCATCTTCTCGACGATCCGTTGGGTTGATGATCTCGGCCTCGACGTGCTCGAATGCCTTGATCTCGCGATCGAGGCGCAAGAGAAGTTCGCGGGAAGCGGACGGCCACGATGAGCCGCACGCGCGCTGCGAAGAAGTCATCGCCTGCGCCGACGATGCGGAAGTTTCGAGTCCGCTTCGAAGGCGAGATCGAGCTTGAAGTCGCCGACGAGCTCTTGAAGAGCTGCAACACCGACGAGTGGCGCGAGCAGATGATGCCCTTCAAGCGCGACGAAGAGTTCGTCGAGCACATCGCGTACAACACCGTAATTAACAACCTGCGCCTCGAGCAGATCGACGGCTACGCCGATCAACCCGAGGAGCGCGTGCGTCTCGTCGACGTCCGCCAACCGCACTGGGAGATCGAAGCCGAAGAAGTCAGAGAATAAGGATTCTGCCGCAGGTCGGTTGCGCCCAAGTGTGGGTAGGACTCCCACGCGGACCGGGCGCCGCGGATGCCGGATATCCGAGTATTCGCCGATCAAGGAGCGGAAAAGTCGAGTGCAGTCGACGGCTCGCTCCTCTCTCCCGCTAGCAAAAACCGGCGCTCGGTTCGTTGGCGGCTCGCGGGAGAGGCGGCGAGGCTGCACGTGCGTTTTGACAATCAGACTGGAGATCACTATGTTGATGCTCCGAGCGGATCTCCTTTCTCTGCTCTCACGCCCGCTACCCTTTTCGACGGGGGTAGCGGGCTCTTTTTTATCTCGCGTGTATCGTTTTTGTTTGCACACGGCGCCGAGATTCGATAGAACGGTGATCCCTCAAGCCCAACGTCGAAGAGTCGCCGCTCGAAGGCGACGGCGGGCAGGGGAAACAAGGAGTCCGACAACATGCCGCAGGAAGCGTCCGCGCTAGAGCGCGAGTCGTATGACCGCGTCTTGATTCTAGGTGATCCGCACATAGGTAAGTCGACGAGCATCGTGGCGAGCGCCGCGGCGGCATTCGGTCCCGGCTACGTCATCAACTGCGGCAAGAAGACAGGTCTCCTCGCCGCCTCTCGTAAGAACAAGCGCTTCGAGTGGGATCTCATTCGTGACGAGCGTCAGATGGAGGACGCGCTGAAAGTTGCGCGGGTGGGGTGCAAAGAGGGCAAGTACAAGTGGGTCGTCGTCGACGACATGAACCTCTACGCTGATTGGTTGGAGGAAGCGCTCGAGGATCAAACACGTAACGCGAAGGGCGAAGCGGACGGGCGGCGTTTCTGGCGCGAGTACCGAAAGCGCCTCCAGAACATCTGCGCGCGTTGCTTCGACCTAAAAGCGCACTTCTATTGCGTCATGCATTACATCGAGACTGGCGGTTTGATCGAAGGCCAAACTGAGAAGGCGGGACACGGCATCGCGCCCCTGCTCGGAGGAGCGGCACGAAAGACGATCCCCGCCATGTTCTCCAACACCGTGTTCATGGCGCCGCACTCGAAGGATCCGGCGAAGCGGAGCTTCTACATCAACCCGGTAGGCGTCTACGGCCCGAGCTGTCTCGACGTCGACGGCACGTTCGAGATCGAGGCCGACGTCGGCGCCCTCCACGAAGAGTTCAAGAGAGGGTGGAAGACGAAGCCCGACAAGAAGGACCGGGGGGATCGCAGATGAGCAGGCCGCAGCCACCGGGCGCGTTGAATCTCACACTCCAACGCGGCGGAAGCGTGCTCGCCGGTGCCCGCCCCGCCGAGGGCATCTTCACGCTGGACGTGTGTCAGCATGGCGGCCCTCTCGTCGAGGCGAAGCTCAATCGCGCGGAGTTCGCGGCGCTGCACGCGGCGATGGGAGAGCTCCTCGCGTTCTACCGTGAAGAAGCGCTCGACCGATAAAGGAGGAAGTCAGTGGCCAAAGTGTTCGAAGTAGAGCCGGCGCTCGCGGTCGAAGTGAAGACGCCGATAGCAGAGCTCTGCGACCGCGCAGAGCGCTTGTTGGATCAAACGGCGCTAACGCAAGCGCCCGCGCGGCACATCACGGCTTGCAAAAGCGCGCTCCGTAACCTCGTCGAGGCGGTGCGCGAATTAGACGCTCAGGTCAAAAGCCTGGTCGAACGTTCGAAACCCTAAAGCAGAGAAAGAATGGAGACAGTAAAGATGGCATCAAACGCAGCACGTACTCAGGACAAGAAGATGGAGTTCAAGCGCGTCGAATTCGACGCGAACGACATCGCCCCCGACGCCCCCGAAGGCGAGTGGCAGATGTCGGTGCCACGGGGCAAGTGCAAGATCCAACCGACGAAGGAGGACAAGTTCCCGATGGTCATCGTGCCGATCCGGCTCGACAAGACTGACGAGGACGGCGACGAGTTCCAGCGGGCGCTCGGCACGGATCTCTCCGTGTTCCTCGTATTCGGCGGGAAGAACCCCCGCGGCGAGCGCTTGAACAAGCTCCGCATTCGCCAGTTCTGCGAAGCGCTCGACATCGATCTCGACATCATCCCGAAGGTCATCGAGTCGTCCGACGATCTCGAACCCTTCGTGAAGGCTGCCGAGGGCAAGAAGTTCGCTGGTTGGACTATCTTGAACGAGCGCAAGGACACCGGCGAGATCGTGTCGGAGGTTCGCTTCACGGATCCGAAGCGGCCTCTCGCGGCAAAGGGCGACGACGACGATGACGACGCGCCGCCGTCCAGCCGCGCGCCGGAGTCGGAGGCGCAGCCCCGCGGTCGCAGCAAGGCATCGAGCAAGGCGAACGGCAGGAGCAAGCGCAGGTGAGCGTTCCTCGTAGACGTTCGCTGCTCGAGGACGATGAGCTCTCCGAGATCGGAGGGCGCGATGAATCCTCGAGCGGCGACGTCTGCGAGCGATGCGGCTGCACACGGGGGAAGCACGGCGAAGACGGCTGCAAGGGCTGCAAGAAGTGTGAGGAGTTCGTCGAATGAGCTACGAAGGACACTGCAAGGCGTGCGGCGCGATCAACGCGCAAGAACATCGGCGTCGATGCGACGGCTGTGGCGGGTCGATTCTCTATAGCGAAGGGAGCACATCGACGGTTCAAGTGAACCGCGAGACCAGTGAAGGTTTCCAAGCCGACAGAGAGAACTCGCGGGACTACTGCGCGGCATGCACCGAGAAGGTGAACGCAGCGCTCCCCGTTTGGCTTTGCTGCAACTGCGGGCACCCGAAGCACATGCACAACGCGGCCTGCCTGGATCGCAGCGGCGTCCAAGCCGGCGAAGCGGGATGCCACTGCGAGGCGTTCGTCCCGCCGGCGGGGACGGGGCCTGACGCCGACTTTGGCGCCAGCGCTCGAGGGAAAAGCGCATGAGCGCCGAGGGGGCTCACCTTCTCGAGGACGCGCGGAAGTACGCGCCGGTTCTCGAGCGCATGGTCGACATCCTCTCGAAGGACAACATGACCTTCGAAGCGGCGCTGCAACGCGCCGCACGTGAGCTCGAACTGGAGATCCCGGAGCACGTGCAGGCGCCGCTCATCGTGACGGCGTTCAAGATCTTCGCGGGCGGTCGCATCCCGGGGCTACCCGAGGCTTGAGATCGGATGGGCTACGATCCGCGGAAGTTCGGCGCGCGCTGCGATCTCTGCCCGTTGCGCGGTAACACCGTCGTTCCGCCGAAAGCCTCGAGCCTCCCAACGAAGCTAGTGTTCGTCGGCGAAGCGCCCGGCCGCAAAGAGGAGATCCAAGGCATCCCCTTCGTCGGCCAAACCGGTTCCTTCCTCCGCGGGCTTTGCCGAGAGGTCGACATAGATATCCGCGAGGCCGCCCTCCAGAATGCAGCGCTTTGTAGGAGCAACATCGACCGGGAAAACGAAGAGGCCGCAGTCTGCTGCGCGCCTCGACTCCTGAAAGATCTCGCGAAGTTCGATCCGTCGATCCCGATCGTCACGCTAGGCAAGACGTCTACGCTCTCCGTACTCGGAGTGCGCTCGATCATGCACGCGCGCGGCTTCGTTTGGACGGCGCGCGAGATCGACGCGATACCGGCGTGGAAAGCGGCGAAGAAGGCGAAAGAGCGGGCCGCGCCGAAGTGGAAAGAGCTTTGGTTGAAGGCGCAGATCGTCGACGGGCGAAGTCGGCTTGCGGGGCGCACGGTGCTTCCGACGCTCCACCCGGCGTTCATCTTGCGATCCGACACGTGGCTCCCGGTGTTGAAGATCGACCTCGACCGCATCGCTCGGTGGCTACGCGGAGAGCTCACGCACAAGAAGCTCGTCGACAACGGGCCCTACGTCGTCGTCACGAAGAAGAACGACGTCATCCACGAGCTCGCCAAGTTGAAGCCTGTCGTGAGCGAGGACATCGAGACGGGCCCGAGCACTCCCGGCGGCCAGGACGGTGCGAACCCGCTCCGGAACAGAATCCTGTGCATCGGCATCTCCGACGCCAAGCACACGGTCGTTATCTGGCCCTGGCGGCCGAAAGTGCACGTCCCGATCATCCGACGCTTCCACGAGCGCGTGCGCATCGTTGGAATGCACAACGGCTACAACTTCGACCAGATCAGCATGGATCGCGCGGGGATCCCGTTCGACGAGATGGAAGACAAGCTCGAGGACACGCTCATCGCGCACCACACGTTCGCGAGCCACATGCCGCAAAGGCTTTCGCACGTCGCAAGCTGCTTCGTCGACGCGGGCCCGTGGAAGGTCACGTTCAAGCGCGGCAAAGACGGGGCTTCAGAAAAGGGCCTCCCGCCTGAAAAGCTCAGCGGCGCCGAGCTCTGCCTCTACAACGCGGCCGACGCACGCATCCAAGCGCTGGTGTGGCTCAGGATGCAAGCCGATCTCGAGAGCGAGCGGATGATCTACGAGGTCGACAAGGAAAACGCACGCCTCTGTCGCGACATGATCATTCGAGGCTCCGGCGTGGATCTCGACCGGCGCGATGTGCTCCGTGCGGCGATGGTGGAGAAGGAAGCGAGGCTGCTCGAGAAGATGCGCGTTCTCCTCCGGCGGCCGAACTTCCATCCAATGCAATTGGCCGAAGTGCGCCGCGCGCTCTTCACGACGCTTCGCGCCCCCTTGGCGGCGGCGGACCCCACCGATACGGGATTGCCCTCGACTAGCCAGAAGACTCTCGAGCGCCTCAAGGAGAGCCCGACGAGAGCAGGCCGGTTCGCCGACATGCTCCTCCAGTGGCGCGGCGTCGTGAAGATCAAGGGCACCTACATCGACTCGCAGGTGCTCGATGTCTAGCGCGGCGGCCCGGCGGGCGGTCAAGCGCGCCCGGCGGCGGACGCCCGTGCGGAAGCCCAGAGCGAAGCGTGAGAAAGCGATCGGGGCCACGGCGGCGGCCGAGGCAATCGCACCTCTAGGCCCGGTCGTTCGCGTCGCGCGCACGCACTTCAACTGGCGATCTTACGGTACGGCGAGCGGTCGGTACTCGTCGCGCATCCAAAGCTGCCCGCGGGCGGAGTACCTGCTCGATCCGCAGACGAAAGAGAAGTTCATCGTCCTCGAGACGCGCATGCGTGAGCTCTACGTGGCGCCGCCGGGCTACAAGCTCGTCTACTTCGACCTCTCCCAAGCAGAGCTCCGATTCGCCGCGTACCTTTCCGGCGACGAGACGTTCATCAAGGCGTGCGAATCCGGCGACGTGCACACGGCGATGGCGAAGCTGCTCTTCCCCGCCGACGCCGAGCTCATCGGCCGCGATCCGAAGGGCGCCGGCAAACCCTTCCGCGACGTCGAGAAGAATTGCATCTTCGGATGCATCTACTACGCCGAGGCCGGGACGCTGTTCGCTTTCGTGCGCTCGAAAGGCCTCCCCGTCGAGATGCGCGACGTCGTGCAGCTCCAGGAGATGGTGCGCGACACGTGCAGCGGCTACTTCAAGTACGTCGAGGGCAACAAGCGCTGGGTCGACAAGCACGGCTACTTGAGATGCGCCCTTTCAGGTCGCATCTCGTGGTTGGGGTGGCACGCCGGTTTTCCGGACGTTGCGAACCGGCCGATCCAAGGCGGGATCGCGAGCTTGATGAACGTGCGCTTGCCGAAGATCTGGCACGCCCTCCCGCGCGGCGCCGCCGTCGTCAAGCAAGTGCACGACGCGGCCATCATGGAAGTGCCTGACCGGCACGTCGACCAGGTTTGCGAGCTCGTCGACAAGACGTGGGAAGAGCCCGTCATCATTCCGGCGAACGGATGGGGATCGTCGTTGAAGATTGAAGACGGCGCGCGGAGCTTTCGAATGCCGATCGATCGGAAGGTCGGGCAAAGGTGGTCGGACTTTGGATAGGAGAACGTCATGATAATCGGGATCTCGGGGCTAGCGGGTTCAGGCAAAGACACGTGCGCGGACTTTCTCGTGCGCGATCACAACTTCGTGAAGGTGAGCTTCGCCGATCCGATGAAGCGCATCTGCATGGACGTCTACGGCTTCTCGTTCGACCAGCTATGGGGCCCGAGCGCGGCACGGAACGCGCCCGACACGCGGCTTCCGCGCAAGCACATGTGGCAGCCGGACTACAACGATGGCTGGCACACGTGCCAATGCTGCGGGGCCAAGTGCAAGCGCGGCGAGAGTGCAGATCGGGATCAGTGTTACCTCACGCCCCGGTTCGCGCTCCAACAGCTAGGGAGCGAGTGGGGCCGCGTGTGCCGCGAGGACACGTGGGTCGAGTACGCGTTAACTATCGCGACGAAGCTCAGCCAGGAGGGCGGCTATCACTATTCAGCGATGGGCGGCCTCAGCCACGACTGGCGCCCCGGCGACTTGAACTGGAAAACGGACGTCGTCATTCCCGACGTGCGCTTCGAGAACGAGCTCCTAGGGCTCGACGTCGTCGGCGCGCGCACGATTCGCGTCATCCGTCCCGACGCCGGGCTCAGCGGCGCCGCCGGCGCTCATCGGAGCGAGACGGAACAGGGCGAGATACCGAACGATCGCTTCGACCTCGTGATCGAGAACGACGGCACGCTCAAAGATCTAGAATGTGGCCTCACAACAGCGGTCTGCGTGTGGGCCGCACAAGGAGAGTAACCAATGGTTGCGGTAGTAGAGCTCGTTTACGAAGACACGGCCAAGAACCGAAAGCTCGATGTTCCCGTCAAACGGAACCTCAAAGGGCAGCGCCTCATGAACGCAATCGAATCCGGCGTCGAGCGGCTTGCGAAGGACGACAAGGACTGGACTCGCTGGAACCTCGTCTCGATCAAGGAGTAAGCGGTGGCCGAAGCTGTCCACGACATGAAGTGCGATCAGTGCGGGCGGCTCATGTACCGCGCGAGCAACAGCGGCGTGAGATACGACGCGCGAAACGTGCGGCCCATCTCGGTGACGATCGGGGTCGTGATGTATCACCTTTGCTCGCGTGCGTGCCTCGTCAACGGCATACACGAGATGTCCGACCAAGAATTGACCGCCGGTACCGGCTATCGCCTCCCGTGGGGATGGCCGTCCGGCGGAGAGGAGCAGCCTCCCGGTGAAGGCTAAGAAGAAGACAGACGGGGTGCGCTCGTTTCTCCCGGAGGCTGCGAAACCAGCGTTCGACGCGGGCGTTGCGGCGGCCGAAGAGGAGCCGCCGGCGACGATGCCCGAGAGCGGCTTGAAAGCGGCCGGCGTTGGCGCGCCCAAGAAGCCGGGGCGCCCCAAGGGATACATGCGACCGAGAAAACCAGCGACGCAAACGGTCGACGAGATCCTCACCGACATCGAGAAGAAAGGCGGCGCGGTCATTCCCGAGATGGTCATGCTCGTACTCCGCGCGTACCGCGCGCTCGAGGCGACGAACCGCGCGCAGAAGACAATCATCGCACAGCACATCGCGCAGATCCGACAGTTGAAAGGAGCGAAGAAGAAGTGATCAAAGCAAGCTTGAGCGACGCGGATGCGAGCTCGATCGCCGAGGGCATACTCACGAGCTTCACGCCGGCGGAAGAAGCCGACGGAACGCTCGACAAGGCGATCGACGAGCTCGCGTACTACCTCATCCGCGCCGTCGACGACTTCAACGAGGAGCAGAAAGCGAAAGCAGGTTGAAACGATGGCTGACATGAAACGCAGCATGAGAAAGAACCCTCCGAAAGAGGCAGTCTTCGTAGCTCGCCGCATATGGGGCGGCCTCTTGCGCACCGAAGTCTACGCACTCGAGCGATGGTCGAGATGGATCTCGGCTACTTCTTCGATGCGATGCGATCGGTGCTCTCCGGCGACTTTTGGCGCAGCACGGAACTTACCTGTTTCACAGCGCCGTGGACGCCACGATGACGTGCCAACGCTGCAAGGAACACAAGGCTGCGATCGGCTCGTACTTCTGCGATGCGTGCTTCCGCGCCGTGTGGCGCCTACTTCAGGGAGGCAAGCGATGAACGAGCCCGATGCTTACGAAGTGTGCGCGTTCGTGCGGCACTACTACCGGAAGAACGGATACCTCCCAACCGTCGAGATGCTAGGCGTCACACGCGAGTATCTTGACCAGCTCGTCGAGAACGGCATCGTGAATATTATTCCGCTGTACGAAGGCGGCCCGCCAACTAAGGTCGTGCTCACTGAGAAAGGGGCCACGATGGCCGACAAGAAAGCTGAGAGGCGGCGATGACAACAAGAAAGGAAACAGGAAAGTGGAACGACAAGCGCGAATTCTAACCAGTGAACCGACCGTAACGTGCATTGCACAGATGATGCTCATCCCCGATGGGCTCAACCAGATGGCGGAGTGGGTGCGTGATCGCGCGCCGGACTGCCTACCGGACGAGTTCAACATCGAGGACAGCGGCCGTTGGAAGACGCTCTTCCCGCACAGCATGCGCGAGGCTGACAGAGTCCTCAGCCCGAACGAGCTCCTGGTCGAGCTCGCCGGACGCAAGTGTTACAACAGCTTCGGGCTCAAAGCGGGGCGGAAGACGAACCGCGAGTACATCGCGCAAACGCAAGTCGGCGATATCCCGCACGCGAGCATCATGTACCACGCGAAGATGACGTTCTTCATCGGCGGCGTGTCGCGGCGCGTGTCGCACGAGATCATTCGGCACTACGTCGGCGCCGATCGCACCGAGGAAGGATCGCCGTCGCAAGAGTCGACCAGGTACGTCGAGCACGCGGGGTGCTACATCGCGCACCCGGCGATCATCGATAACGCCGACGAGCTCAGCTACTTCAAGTCCGCGATGGGGCGAAACTACCGGGAATATCTCGATTACATCCGCCGGCGGACGGCGCACTTCGAGGAAGCTTACAGCGCGCCGCCGAAGGGGATGGATCGGAAGCGCATCTTCGAGAGCGCCTCGCCGTATCTCTCCCACTCGTGTGAGACGTCGTTTATCTGGACGTCGAACCCCATCGCGCTCCAGAAGATGTTCAAGGAGCGCGCCAACGAGTTCGCCGACCTCGAGTACCAACGGCTCGCTAAGAAGTGGAAGCGCGTGTGTCTAGATCACGCGCCGAACTTGTTCCCGGAAAGCTGGAAGGAGTAGTCCACGGTCGATCGACTCACCCGCCGCGCGATTCGGTGCCAATACGAATTGGTCCGAACGCTATGGACTGAAGAGCAGACGAGCGCGCTCGAGGCCGATGTCTTGAGCGCGCTCGAAGCTGAGTTCGGTCGGGCGGTAGAGCGAGAGCCGGAGGAGCCGTTGCAGTACCTGGTCGGGTGGCGCGATGACGAGTACGATCAAGCGATCGTTCAAAGCTATCCGACCGAGACGCTTCCGAACTACGTCGCGCACGACCGGCTCGAGATACACTGCTGCAAAGGCTGCGGCCAGCGCACCGCATGGCGGCCGTCGTGGGGACTCTGCGCTTGCAACGCTACGTGTAAGAAGCTTCTCGCGGCGAAGGACGCCAAGAGAGCGCGCGAAGCGGTCGAGGAGCGCATGCGAAAGGCGGCTGAGGATCGCCGTCGCGAGGAGCAGCGGCACGGGGAACGACGGCGAGAGAACGAGCGCTATCGCAAGGAGGGCTACTTCTCAGCCGCATGCGCAGAAGTAGGTCAAAAGCCTCCGAGTCGGTATGCCTACCTGGTCCCGGACTCCGAAGAGCTCAGAAAGATCGTCGAAAGGATCCAGCGGCAGTTCGTCGAACAACACGACGTCTACACCATCTTCCTGAGCTCGAGTCTCGTTCGAATGAACTCCGGGGATCTGGTCCAAAAGGATTGGAACGTGCTCGAGTTCGTCGTCACGAACGGAAAGGGCGGCACGCTGCACGTTATCTTGAACGGCAGCGGCCCGGGGCGCGCCGCCTGGACGCTCGGCGCGGTATCTGCCGAGCAAGCCGTGCGGCGCGCCGTCGGATTCGCTTAGGGGGCAGTCAAGGTCGCGTAGAACGACCAGTGCCACGCCACGAAGTTCGGCGAGGTTGAGAAGGTCGCGGGGAGCGGTTGATACGGACGCGAGAAGTACGCGGCGTTGACCCCGCCCGGTTGAGACGCGAAGTGCAAGCCGTCCGAACTCGGCGCATAGGCGAGCCAGTACTTGCCTGGAGCGAGCGAGAGCGGCGCGACGACGGGCTGCGTGTTCCAGCCGACTACCGGCGTGAACTCTGCCGTAGCGGCCATGAGCGTCTGCGGGTTGCCGGTGGCGTTCGAGTCGTAGATCCCCATTCGGAGCTGGCCCGCCGCCGTGTTCACATGAAACGAGATGCTCTGCACCGTCGCGCCCTGACTTAGATCCGCCGGCTGCGAAACGACGAGCCCACCGTTGCCGTAATCGTCCGTCGACAGGACCGACTGCTCGCCGATGATGATCGTCGTCGTACCGCCCGTCGAGGCGCCGCCCGTCTCGCTGGCGCCTCCAGTGGATGCGCCGCCGGTCTCGGGAGCTCCCCCTGTTTCCGGAGCGCCGCCTGTAGCGCTTCCGCCAGAAGAGCTGTCGGGCGATCCATCGGCCGATGCATCGCTCGGTACGCCCCCGCTCGAAGTGCCGCCAGTTGGAGCTCCACCTGTGGGCGCGCCGCCTGTGGGTGCGCCTCCTGTTGCAGCGCCGCCCGTTGACGGCGCGCCTCCAGTGGATCCGCCGGCGCCGCCAGTGCCGGAGCACGAAGACGAATCGCTCATGTACGCGATCACCGGTGCTTGGCCCCAAGCGTTCGCACCGAAGAAGTCGATAGCGCCGTCGTGGTTGAGATCGGCGCCGCGGAGGTTGTGAAGCGCGTCCGTTCCAAGCACGGTGGCGAGCCACGATGCTCCTTGGTTCAGGTACAGGATGAGCCTGCCCTGACCTTCGAATTCGCTCGCCGCTACGTCCGGAGATCCGTTGTGGTCGATGTCGGCGACCACGAAGTTGTGTACTTTCGTGAGGCCGGTGTCGATCACGTGCTCCGTCCACGACGGGGCTTGAAACCAGGAGAGGCCTCCGACCGCTTCTGAGACACCGAGCACGATGTCCGGCAAGCCGTCGCGGTTCACGTCGCTTACGTGCACGCTCGCGTAGTCGTTCCAGGATGCGAACGTGTGCGACGTCCAGGCCGTCGTCGCCATGTCCCCCGCAGGGCATTCCATCCACACGCCGCCGACGACGATATCCAGGCGCCCGTCGCGGTTCACGTCGGCGACGGCGAGCCCGTTTCGTCCAACGCCCGGTTCGAGCGTGAAGACTTGGTAGTCGCTCGGCGACGTCGTCTGCAAGTACACCTGCACCGCCGGCAGGCTCTCGCCGCGCGAGACGATGTCCGGCTTTCCGTCGTAGTTGATGTCGATGATGATCGAGTCGTGCGTGCCTAGCCCAACCGGGTTCATCCAGTGAAGTGTGAACGAGGAGCCGAGCCCAACGTTCTCGTACCAGAACTGACCGACTACGGCGTCGATGTCGCCGTCCCTGTCGAGGTCGCCGACGGCGCTGGCGCTGTCGCTCGGGCCACCGTTACCGAGGACGCGGCGAACCCAGGTCGGGTTCTCGTACCAGACGATGGCGCCCACGTCGTTCGCGACGAGGAGATCCGGCAGACCGTCGTTGTTGAAGTCGGCGATGCTCTTCATCCACGGGTTGTTGAGGCCCGCGGAGTCGACGACTATTCGCTGGTAAGAAGTGAGCGCTGATCTCACTACGCCTTGCTTGCTCGGCGAAGACTCAGAGCAGGACCAGAAAAGTAGAGCGGACAGTGAGATCAGTTTGAGCCATGCCTTCATGATGTGTACTTTCGCGCCTTTCAAGATAGGAAGGGGTTTAGAGGAACCCGATGGTCGCCGGAGTGACTTTCACGCCCTTCAACTTGAGTTGAATCGTTTGCGTGAAGAGATCGGAGAGGAACGTGGGCGTCGGAACCGTCGCCGGCGAGAGCGGCGGGTTCGGCGGCGGCCCGGCAACTTGCGGTTCGGAGAACTGTCCGAGCGGCGCGCTGAGCGCAGCGTTCGACGGCTGCGCGGCCATCGACGGCGAGATCCGGTAGGCGCCCGTCAGTTGATTGATGACGGCGGCGCCTTCGATCTTCCGGAGCTCGTCGTTGTACCGGCGGCGATCCAATCCGGAATAGACCTCCGTGAGCGTCACGACCTTCGCAGTGACGGCGGCGACGGTGTAGAGCGTGCCGAACTGCGACGCGAAGCGGAGGGTGTTACCGGCAGCGAGCACGCCCGTCTGATCCTCGACTGTCGGCACGTTCGTCGAGCCCGTCGTTACGAGGAAGTCGCCCTCGAGCTGGGGCAGCGTGGCCCCCTGAGCGGCGAGCGCGAAGTACGACGGCGGCAGGTAGACGAGCGAGCGATTGATGAGCGCTTGCGCCTGATCGGTGAGATCGCGGTACGTGTTGTCGAGGTTGATCGCTGGCGCCGATCCTTCGATGGCGCCCGCGCCGGATCCGAGAGGCGTGCCGGCGGGAACTGCGGGGACGTCGCTCGAGAGACCGACGAGCGTGAGCTGCCCTACACTGTTACCGAACCCGCCAACCGTCGCGACGATGAGATTCGCGACGATGTCGACGTCGACGCTCGCGGGATCGAGCGTGAACTCTGCTGGGCGCTTCCCGGTGAGCGACACCGTCACGTTGAACGGGCCCGCGCCGGTGGAGTCGAAGTAGAAGAGCGTCACCGTGCGCGCGCCGGAGCCGGCGGCGATTGCCGGCTCCGTAGCGACGCCGTTGGTGTCATCCTCCGACGTCGAGTACACCGCGACCTTCGTGGCGGGATCGGAGACTTCCTTGAACGCTCGCGTGTTCGTGCTCGTGCCCGTGTACGCCGCCGTGAGATTCACCTGGGTCGCGGTCACTCCCGCGACTTGGTAGAAGACACCTTGCTGCGAGAGGAACTGGATCTGATCGCCGATATTGAGCGCGGGCACTTGCGTCGCCGTAGTCGGCACCGTGAGAAGCCCGTTCGTGACGAAGAACGATCCGGCGAGTGATACCGTTTTGAGAAGCGGGTACGGAAGGCCCGGCGGCGTTGCCGTTCGTGGGTGACACGGAAACGGCGGCGGCGCTTGACCAGCGGCGGGCGTCATGTTGAGCGTGAGCGTGCGAGCCGCGCCCGTCGGAGTCGTGACGGTATCGTCGTCGGCGACGACGAGTCCGAAGAACTGCCCGAGCACAGGGTCGGTGACGGGGTCTGAATAGAGATCGACCGCGGCGAGCGCGGCTTGCGCCTCTGTCGGACCGAAAGTGCTCTTGGAAACGTCGACTTCCCACTCGAGAACGACCTGGTTGGGCATGGTGGAAGGGTACACCCTCGACCCCCTCCGGCCCCAGTGCTCACCACGTGCCCGTCAAAAGGCCGCCTGCACGCCTCCTGCACGCCGACGGAAACCCCTTCCGAAACCCCGGGGGTGCGTGCAATGGAGCGTGCGGGCCGCTCGCGCGTTCGTGGGCGCAAAACGGCCGTCGGAGCGGCTTGAATCTGCCAACCTTATCCATGTAAGATTAGGAAGTGGCGGATAATGAAGATAAGGTTAGCAACTCCGATGCGACGCCGTCGGACGCGCAAAACGGCAATTCCGCATCAACGCCTACCAGTTCCAGTGGAACCGAGCCGCCGGCTCCCACGGCTCCCACGGCCGCCGTGGTCGTCGTGGTGCCTCCGGGGACCACACACGTCCAATCCGCCGCCCCCACAGTGCGGGACCCCTTCGCAGAAGGCGCCAGGGCCGTCGCGGCGTACCTCCGGTCGCAGCTCTCGCCGAGGAGCCGGCAGAACGCCTTGGACGCTCTCAGGCGGCTTTCCCGCATCGTTTTGAGGGATGACGACGCGAACCCCACGCAGATCCCCTGGCCGGCCTTCGGCTACGAGCAGGTGACGACGATCCGGACGGCGCTCTACGAGGCCACGCGCCGCGGAGAGATTACGCCCGGCACTGCAAACCTTACGCTGTCTCACCTACGGGGTTTGATCCGCACGATGTACGCCCTGAAGCTCGTCACGGCCGACCAGCACGAGCTCGTTCATTCCGGCGCTCTGAAGAGCGTCCCTGGCGCCCGGCAGCCCCGCGGACGCGCCTTGACGGCCCCCGAGGAGCGAACGCTCAGAGAGGCGGCCAGGGGGTTCGACGGCTACCGGGGGGCGATGCTCGACACGGCGATCGTGCTCGCCATCGGCGCGGGGCTCCGGCGCGAGGAGATCGCCCGGCTCGCCGTCGAGGGCCTCTCCCCCGGGACCCTCACCGTCGTCGGCAAGGGCAACAAGGAAAAGCAGATGCCGATCGATGCGCAGATGCAAGCCGCCATCGACTCCTGGCTCGAGGAGCGAGCTCGGATCGGCGCGACGCACGGGGGGCTCTTCTGCTCGCCGAATCGGCCCGACTGCGTGCTGTCGTCGTGGAGCTTTTGGTCTCTCGTGCGAGAGGCCGCGCACGACGCCTTCGGGGGCGACGGCAAGTGCAAAAGCGGATGCAAGTGCATCGACGTCGTCACGGGGCCCCACGACTTCCGGCGCACGTTCGCGACGCGCCTACTCGATCAAGGGTTCGACATCCGGCAGGTGCAAGTGCTCATGGCGCACGAGTCGGTGGAGACGACCGCGAACTACGACAAGCGGGCGACCGAGGAGCTCTTCGCGAAGCGTCGAACGACGAGGGTGATCGCGTGAGAACGCTCTCCGATCTCACGGCTGTAATCCGCATCGCGCTCGCGACGCATCCGAAGGTCACCATCGAGAACGCCAAGCCAAGCCCGAAGCGTCTCTGGCGTGTACTGAAAAAAGAGCTCCCGGTGTGCGACGTCACCTTCGATGACCGCAATGTGTACGTCACCTGGAAGAAGGTCCCATGAAAAAGCCGCTGCCCGAGAACGTGACGATCCGTTGCTGCGCCTGCAAAGGCATGGTGACGTTCAAGGCGCCGAGGGAGAACGACCGACCGACGTTCTTCCACACGATGCCGTACTGCGAACGGTTCGATCAAACGAACACGGCCGACGCCGTCATCCAATACTTCCGCGACTGCGTGACGGCCGACAACGCACGCAAGGGGGCGTCGTGAAGAAGCGGCTCGTGATCTCCAACGTGCTGGCGCTGCCGCCTGACACGGTGACATCGACTCTGATCGTGTACGGGGGCAAGGGGATGGGCAAGACGGTGTTCGGCGCCGTCGTCGCCGAAGAGCTCGACAAGGTGAGCTACCGCTGGTCGTGGCTCGATCCACTCGGCGTCTCGTGGGGGATCACGCACTCGGCGGACGGCAAAGGCCCCGGCGTGAAGTGCCTCATCCTCGGCGGAATCCACGGCGACATTCCGATCTATCCCGACAGCGGGCTCGCCGTCGCCGATACAGTCGTCGAGGAGTCGTGCAACGTGCTCGTCGACTTCAGTCGCACGTCGACCGGTAAGATGTGGTCTGTCGGCGAGCGCATTCGATTCGCGACGGCCTACGCGCGCCGGCTCTTCGAGCGCCAAGGCGAGATCATTCGCGGGCGTCGGCGAGAGCCGCTCATGCAGTTCCTCGACGAGGGCGCGCGGTACATCCCGCAGATCGTCCCCGCGGGGAGTCCCGATCTCGCGCTCTGCGTGTCGGCGTGGCAACAGCTCGTCGAGGAGGGCAGAAACGTCGGCGTTGGTGTGTGCGTTCTCACCCAGCGGAGCGCGCGCATCAACAAGGACGTCGCCGAGCTCGCGGACGCCATGGTCGCATTCCGCACCGTGGGGCCTAAGTCGCGCGCGGCCGTCATGGACTGGCTCGGCGATCACGTCGAGAAAGAGCGGCTCAAGGATCTCTCCGACCAGGTGCGAAAGCTACCAAAGGGAAGCGCGCTCATCGTGTCGCCGGGCTGGCTCGAGTTCGAAGGCGTCGTGCCCATTCGGATGCGCCGCACGTTCGACTCGTCGGACACGCCGAAGCCAGGCAAGAAGATGCGGACGGCTCGAGGCCCAGGCGCAAAGCCGAACTTGGAGAAGATCCGAGCTCGGATGGCCGAGACCATCGAGCGCGCCAAAGCCGAGGACCCGAAGGAGATCAAGAAGCTCCTCTCGGATCGCGACAAGCGCATCGTCGAGCTCGAGAAGAAGCTCGGCATCGCCATGTTGGACGCGGATCGCAAAGGGCGAGCGGTGGCGGCGGCCGTCGTACCCAAGAAAGCGGTGGTGCCGGTAAACTGGAAGCGCATGCAACGGCGAATGGCCTCGGAGCTGAAACGCGGATTCGATGAGATAGAGAGGCTAGCGAGCAACGTGCTCGTCGACGAAGAAGTGCTCCACGGGCAAGATCTGCGAGCGGCGCAAGCCGAGAAGACACCCCCGCCGGCGCCCTCTCCGGCGCCCCCGAAGAGGGCGTTCAAGCCGAACGGCGCGTCGAACGGGGCGTCGAGAGACCCCAGCATCGGCGAGAGCGGTCTCTGCCGCATGATGATCGCGCTCGCGCAAAGCTCCGAGGGGCTCTCGCGTCGCACCCTCGCGATCCGCGCCGGTCTCTCGCCGAGAACCGGTACGTTCATCACGTACTTGAGTCGCGGGCGCACAGCGGGATGGATCGAGGGCGGAGAGCGTGGGGCGACGGCGATGATCCGGATCACCGACGCCGGTGTCACGGCGCTCGGGCACTACGAGCCGCTGCCCGCCGGCGACGCCCTTTTCAACTACTGGCTCCACGAGGTTGGCCGGGACAGCGGGGCCGGGCGTATGATGGTTGCGTTGAAAGAAGCGTTCCCCAACGCGTTGTCCCGCGTCGAGCTCGCCGAGCGGTCGAACCTGAGCGCCAAGACGGGCACGTTCATCACGTACCTCAGTCGTCTTCGAGGGCTCGACCTAATCGACGGCGAAGGCCGGAGCGAGATGCGCCTCGCACAGGATCTAGTCGGATGATCGGGCCGCTCGTACTTGGGATCTTCCTCGGACTCGTCGTCGAGTTCGTGTTCTCGTTCGCGTGGGTGCTCGGACGTTTCAGGCGACTCAGAGAGGAGCCGTGCTCGGCGTGCGGTCGCCCTTCGGCTGTTCTCACTCAAGTGGTCGATCTCGAAACGCGAGAGCAGCTCGCCGCGTCGATCCTCTGCGCGCCGTGCCTGCACCACGTCCGGAAAGTCACCGTCGAATCGCCGGCGCCTTGGGCGTCGAACTGGAAGTAACGATGTTAATCGTGACACCGAAGCCTGGAGATGTGCTGCTCGGCTGCGTTCACCGCCCTAACCCCTACGCCGCGCACATCTTCCAACTACACGAAGGCATCAACTTCAAGCGCCCCGACGGAACTCTTGGCGAAGCGAAGTGGATCGCGCTCTGCGCAGCGTGTTTCCGCGATCACGTCGACAGTCCGATGAAAGCACCGATCGGGTGCGATCTCGTTTGGCACGAGAACGCCGCGCCCATCGAGTACAAGGACCCATCATGATCGACGACGACGACGTATCCTTCACGATTCTAGCGTGGCCGGTAGTGGGGCCGGTCTCGCTAGTTCTCGGTATCTTCGTGGTCGGCATCATGTGGGCCGTCTCCTGTCAAAACTCGAACGAGTGCTCGAAGCGAGTCTGCGCGCACGGCCACGGCAAGGTGGTAGACAACGAGTGCCTCTGCGTGGAGTCGCCGAGATGATGGTGAAGCACGACACCGTCACCGAGCTCCGCAAGGACACCATCGCGCTCAAAGAGCTCGCGGATCTCGAAGAGATCGTCGACGTGCCCACGAGCCGCGGCGGCTATCCCTTCTCGGACTGGGAGAGGAAGTTCATCTGCGACGTGCGCCGGCAGCACGACGACACGCTCGAGTTCACGCAGAAGCAGCGGGATAAGATCCGCGACATCTGGTACGCCGTCGACTTGAAGAAGCGCGCGGCGCCCGACGAGCAAGCGCAGAACCTCTTCTCGGCGTTGAGCCCGGCGCGTCAGGCGGAGATGCGCGAGCGCGCGAAGAAAGTGAAGCTCCCGTGGGAATAGACGATGACGACGAGGGCGAGACCGACGAAGGCGAGCAGTTGATCCCCGGCCGCTATCAGGAAGAAGTCCTGGCCGAGGGCGTGATCCATCCGACGACACGCGGGTGGATGGTGGACGCCTGGCTCACCGGCAAGCCGCCGACGGTGCGATTCATCATCTCCGAGCTCGGAGACGACGGCCTCATGTACGTGCGCGCTTCGAGTGACGATAAGAACGACGACGGGCCTAGTGCGTCTGGGAAGAACTACATCGAAGCGCTAGATGCGCTCGAGAAGAAGCTCTCGGAGAAGCTTCTCTCCTAGACCCCGACTGACCACGTCATGTTCCAGCCATCCCAGATGTAGGCGCCCCACGCGGTAGCGCTCAACCTATGCGCGTCGGCCGTCGACGCCTGCGCGCCGTCTGCCGAGACCCATCTGCCGCCGAGCGGGACCCATCCCTGACCGGGAACGAGCGCGTAGGGGTAAAAGAGCACGGGCGCCGTCTTAGGCGACGGCGACGGCCGCGCACGCGCGTGCCGTCATGACGCCGTTTTCGAACGCGAAGAGGTAGAGCACGTTGTCGGGGCCCCGCACCATCGTGGGCTTGCCGCTCGACATGCCGAGGGCCATCCTGGCCGCCTTGTCCATTGCTGGGAGCAGCGGCGAGATCGGATCGCCCCACGTGCGGCAGGTCTCGGTGCGCGTCACGACCTCGGGGTTGTAGGGCTCGCCCCACCAAGGCGCCGCCCAGATCTGCCGGGAGCCACCGCGCGCGAACGTGCGGGCGCCTCCTCCGCCGTGTCGATGCCCGTGCCCGCCGTGGCCGTGGCCTCCATGGCCTCCGTGCGGCGGACCGCTCAAGGCCGTCATCTCCTTCGGATACGGCGCGTATCGACCCGCTGCGATGGCTGTAGCCGGCGGGACGACTGGGGCCGGCTTCCCCGGCGCCGTCGACGCCACGATCTGCGCGCCCGCCGGCGTCTTCTTCACGGGTGCCGGCGTCGGCGCTGCTTTGAGAATCGGGGGCTTCTTCGCCGGTGGGGCTTTCAGCACTGGAGGGGCCTTCTTCGGCACCGGGATCCCCTTCGTCACACCCCACTTCTGGGCCGCGTCGATGAGCGCCGCGTACACGGCCTTGTCGTCGGGAGCTTTCGCCCACGCCCCGAGCGCGTTCGCGAGCGTGGTGTCCGCAGGCTTCATTCGGCCCTGCCACGCTGCGGCCCACTGCCACGACGTACCGACGAGCTGTTGACGAGCGGCCTTGTCGGCAGGGTTCGCGCCGAGCACCATGAGCGCCGCGAGCATCTTCTTGTCCATGTCCTCCGGTGTCGGAGGACGCGGCGCCATCGGCGCAATGAAGATCACGGGAGGCGCTTTCACGACGTTGTCGAGCCAGCCGATCTTCGGCGCCTGCACCTTGAGCGCAGCGTCGAAGCCCGAGAGCTTCGCGGGAGTGAGCTTGCCGCGCACGGCGGAGACCGCCTTCTCGCTGATCCCCTTTTGGCTGAGGAGGCCGGCGGCGAGCTTGAACCCCTCTTGCGGCTCGCCGGCGGCGATCCCTTTGATGGCCGTAGCGAGCGGCGCAATCTTCGCAACCGCCTGCGCGCCGGTGTCGATGATCGACTTGAGCTGAGCGGGCGCGAGATCCGAGAGACCTTGAGCGATCGAGTTCTGAAGATTCTCGCCCGTCGCGATAGCGACGCCGATGTCGAACGCTTGCTTGGCGCCTTCCGGTAGCTGAGCGCGTGCGGCTTCGATGACCGCCTTGTCGACGCTCTTGCCGCCGACAACGCCCATTGCGACGTCGAACGCTGCGGCGCCTGCCGGTCCGCCCGGGACCGCGCCGCGTAGCGCGGCTTTCGCAACCTCGTCGATGCTCTTGCCCTCTGCGAGCGCAGTGCCGGCAGCGATTGCCGCTGCCACGCCGGTGCCGATCCCCGGCACGAACGAGACGACGGTCTGCACGTAAGGCGCGACGTCTTTGATGATCTTCAAGTCGCGCTTGAAGTTGTCGATGAGTGCCCTGTCGAGCCGCTCACCGGAAGCGATTGCGTCCGCGAGCTTGAACGGCTGCGCGGCGGCGCTCGCTATGATGTTGGAAACGTCGCTCACGATCGGAATCTCGATCGGGTTGATCTTAACGTTGATCCCCGCAGCGTTGGCTGCCGTTTGGACGGCCGCCGTCGCGACTTGACCAGCCGCCTTGACGGGGAGCGTGATGGGCGCCGTGACTATGTCGACCAGGACGTCGAAGAAGCCGTCGACTGTTCCGTGAGACCCCTCGAGCCGTTCACCCATCCCGAACGTTGCAGGTCTCCCGTTTATGTGGACGAGTGACGTGCGCGATTGGGTTCGAGCGGGCGAGCCGCCATAGGGGGCGTACATGCCTCACAGTGTACTCCTGCGGCCCAGATCCGAGGAAGCACTAATTGTCAAGCAGTTACGAGCGGTCCGACGGCTGACGATCGCCGGTGGTCCGACCAGAGTGATCGCGCGAAGTGAACGGCTATCAGCCCTCGCCGAACGGCAAGAGTTGAAACGGCCCCGGCTGGGGCACGCAATCCGCGTTGTACTCTGTCGCTTTGAGCGTGATCCCCACGCCCGGAACGAAGCCAGCCAGGTTCGTGCCGCCGATGACCGCACCCTGCGATGCGGTGTAGAGCATCCACACCGTGAGAGGCACCGTGTCGCCGACGCCTGCGGGGACGGTGAACGCGGCCAGCGCGCTCATCGAATAGTACGTCGAGTCCGATTGGTTCGGACCGACGGGAGCCGGAATGCGCGTGCCCGCTTGCGAATTGGCGACGAGGAAAAAGTCGGTGGGGAACGTGGGCGCCGGCACGAACGACACGGCGACGCTGCCCGTAAACTGGAGCTCGCTCACGTTGCCGTCGCCGCCCGGATTGCCGACAGTGGCGGCCCACTCGACTTCCACGACGTTGCCGCGCGTGACTTCGGCGAACTCTACGGCAAGCGGCGTGGTCGCCGGATCGGTGCGCGGCATTGGCGCGCTTCCGACTTGTGTCGGCGCTATGATCGTCGACGGCGGCTGATCGTAGCCGACCTGCAAGAGGCACGACGCGCCTTCGCTGCCGCCGCCGGCGGGGCCAGTAGGCCCAGTGGGGCCTTCGCCTGCGCTTCCTTCGGGGTACGTCTCTCGCGCGTAACGCCCTCTGCCTGCAATGTGAGCCATGGGTTACCTCTTCAAACGGAGAATCCGTAGACGGCCCACTCGACCGTGCGCGGCGACTCGGATCCGGAGTCGTGCGTGATCTGCACGTTGAACTGCGTGGCTGGATCGGCGATCTCGTTACGCAGAAAGCGCCACGCGATCTCCATGTTGCCTTGAGAGGCGACGGCCTCGCCGCCCCAGTGCTCGCCCTCGTGCATGTCCGGCGCGTAGATGAAAACTCCAATGCGCTCGTTGGCGGCGCGCGTGAACGGGCCTAAGATGACCGAAGAGACGTCGGCGATCTCGACTGATCCGGAGTCGATGAGCCGCAGCAGGCTGTCACCGCCTCCTCCGGGACCCGTCGGCCCGGTTGGCCCCTCCAAGCGAGGCGCCTCCGGATATGTTTCCGTTGCGTAACGGCCTTTGCCGGCGACTCTTGCCATAGCTCAGACCGTACCATCCTTGACGATTGCGCGGAAGTATGGGTTTGCAAGCCCGTCACGCAGCGCGCGTATGCGCTCGACCACGTTGGCCGGCGATAGCCCCAGCTCGACCAGGGCGAGCCCGGCAATGACGCCGGATCGATTCCGGCCTTGGATGCACGTCACGAGCACGCGCTTTCCCGCGCGCACTCTTTGAGCGACCTCTCGAGCGCTTCGTCGAATGATCGCTTTCTCTACGAGTGTCGGCGGAGGCCCGCTGTCATCGAGCGGCGCGCGGATGATCTCGTATCCTGGGAGCGTCACGCGCGCCTTCGGACCTTGATCTTGATACTCCTTCGCTGCGAGCACGATGACGTCGAACGGAAGCTGCGCGTTCGACGGCGGAGCGCTCCCCTGCGCAAGCCGGCCGTTCGTGAGCAGGTACGTGTAGCCGATCGGAGCGCTCACGCGCGCCTCCCGTACTCGCGCTCTGCCTTCACGGCCATGTGGTTGCCGAGCGCCCAACCGGCGAAGCCGAGACCGACCATGCCGAGCGGGCCGCCGAGCATGTAGCCGACGAGGCCGCCGGCGCCGATGCCGAGGCCCTTCACGGTGTACGCCGTGCGGAGCTCTAGAGGCGGGATCCGTTCGAGCTCTTCGCCGAAACCGATCACCGGCTTGCCGTTGCGCATCATGGAAACCACCCGTAGCCTTCATCGAGTCCGGCGACGCCGGCGTCGAGCTTCGCGAGCAGCGTGACTCCATGGTGATAGCCCCACGGCTTCACCGGTCCCTCGGGCTCGTGGAAGTGTTGCTCGATCCACGTCGCGTAGGTTTTGCCGTCGGAGGCTGTGAACGGAGCGAGCGTGCCGTACTGCATCGTCTTGAAGCCCGATGTGTTTTGGAGTTCGGCCGCTTTCGCACGAAGCTCCGGAAGCGCGCTGACTTCGACCCCGGTAACGCGTCGCCACCCACCCGGCACCGGAAGGATGACTCTCGTCTGCTCGCCGTAGGTTTGCAGCGGCTCGGGCGGCGGAGGCGTCGCCGGCGTCGACTTTCGAGTAGCCAAGAGGATGCCGCCCACCGCCGCCGCCGCTGCGCCCCCCGCTATGATCCAGGGGTTCATCATGCCCACGCCTCCCGAGCTCGGTAGGCGCTGTAGCCCGCCGCAGCGACGAGCGCCACGACGCCGGCGGCAGCGCCGAGAGTGCGAAAGAGCGACTGTTTAGGTGGACGGACGGCGGGACACGCGAAGAGCGCGACTTGAGCGTAGTTGATGCGCCGATCGGTGTGCGCGAGATCGGGCCGCGGTCGCTCGAACTGATTCTGAAAGACGACGGTCGCACTTTCGAGCGTCGGTGACGCGACGAGCGGCCCGAGCCCCAGGCTCGCATCCGTTTGGAGCTCGTACCAAAGGAACTCTAGTTGCGTATCGATCTCCCACGGGTCCCGCCCGGTTGAAGATGCGAGCGCGAGCAGTCGATCCCAGCGGGCTGGGCTCCACATCGCAATGCCGCGATGAGGCAAGTTGTCGGTGTCCATAGCGACAATTCGAGAGTCGAGTCTCGACTCGAGCTCGAGGTTGCCGATGATGGCCGCCGCCTGATAGTCGCGAAGGCCTCGATTCACGAAAAAGTCGAAAGCGACGGCCGCGTTCGGAGAGCAACCGAGATCAGGCACGGGCCACCTCGCTTTCCTCGAGCTGTCGCACCAGTTGCGCGGCACTATCCGCGTGCGCATCCGCCCGTTTCCAGTCGCCGTGCGCGATGCTCTCTTCCAAGTGGCTCGCGGTGAGCCCGAGCCGTAGTATTACAAGCTCTCGAGGCGTGAGACTTTTCGAGAAGCGCTCGACCGCTCTGAGCACTCCGTCCAGCAAGACGCGGAAACGCGCGGCCTCTTCGTCGCCAAGCGCGAACCCGGGCACCACGCGGCCGTTTCGGCGAATCGTCTCAGGCACGGGGCACTCTCCTCCACATCGGCGCGACCGCGTCTGCGATCTCGTCCGCCCACAGCATGTACCCCAACCGATCCGGGTGAAGGCCGTCTTTGCTGAGCGGCACCGTCGTGGCCGGAACCGTTTGCACGCCGAGCGACGCGATAGCGTCTCGCACGGCAGGAGCAGATACGGCCGCCGGCGGCTCGATCCACACGACGCGCGCGCCGAGACCGTGAAGTGCTCTGACGATCGTCTGGTAGTTCGTGCTGTTCGGTGTCTTCCCGTCGTTCACGCCGAGGCTCACTAGAACGACGTCGGGCTTGAACGCCGGAAGCCAGTCGCCGCACGAACCGCACGCGCTCGAGTGCGCCGCCCACTGCGACGTGTTCGTGCCGACGTGCCCTTCGAACTTGAAGTTCGGAAAACGCTCTTTGAGAAAGTTGTCGAGGCCTGCCGCATACGAGTCGCCGATGATCGCTATGCGCTGGTTGACCTGCGCTTCGGCCTGCCGGCGCTTCGAGACAGAGATCGCTTTACCGATTCCGAACACACCGAGGACGACGCCGCCGGCGGCGAGGGCTTTCCAAGGTATGCGGCTCTTCGCCACGGCGCCTCAGAGGTGGTAGATCGCGACCGAGGTTGCGTAGTCGAGCACGCCATCGGTGCGTAGTTGGGGTGGGAACCCGGCGGGGGCGTCGGACGGAATCCCCTCTTCCACGAGAAAAGCGTTGAGCGTCTTCTGCAAAGTCGAAAGCAGCTTTTTCCACTTCGGGTTGCTCGGATCTCCGTCTACGTCGCTAACGCTGTAGTCTGATGGCGTGAGGCCCCACTCGCCCATCTCGCTCGGCCGTTTGGCGAGCGCTTGAGCGATGATCATCTGGAACGGTTGCACTTGACTCGCAGCAGTGATCGGTTGGAGGAGCGCGTTCGACGTCGCCGTCGGTGCGGGCGTCGGTGCCGGCGGAGGCAGCGGCTTGGCCTTCTCTGCCGCCATGGCGCGTCCGACGAGGAACCCAGCCGTTCCAGCGACCACGCCGGTGGCGAAAACTCCGAAGACGACGCCGGCGCGGCTCATAGGCCCATAGAGCCTATCATTATTCAAGCTGAGAGTGAAAAAACCCTTGATTGTCGCCGGTATACGCTCACGCGCACGGGGCTTTGGAGACGCTCTTCGCGCCCAGATCGCGCTCAGTGAACGTCGCCGGCTTTTTGGCGCGCACGAAAACACCGGGAGCCGCGGGATCTTCCAAGACTACGAGCTCTTCCATGTCGGAGAAGATCTCCAAGGCATCTTGCCTCGTGAAGCGCCAGTAGTCGCCGGGGTGATCGTGCTGAGGGAACCCGGGCGATCTGGTCGTGAGTAGCAGCAGGCCGCCAGGGACGAGCGCTCTCTTCATGTTCGAGACCGCTCCCCACCAATCTGAGGCGTGCTCTAGCATCTCGGTGCTCACGACGACGTCGAAGCGCTCTGGCCCGTAGAGATCAACGATCTCGGCGGCCTGGCACACCCGGTCTACTTTCGGGCCCGGTCGTATGTCGACGCCGATGTACTCAGCGGGCCCGAGCGGTTCGAGCACTCGACGCGGAGATCCATTCACGTCGAGGGCGCCGACCTCGAGCACTCTCTTACCAGCGACGTCGGCCGCCGAGGCGTGCGCTTCCAAGAATCCGTATACCGACCCGTGCATCATAGCCTCCGAAACCAGAAGGACGGCCCTTCCCACCCTGGGCCGTGCACAGCGCTTTCCCTCGAATACTCAGCAGTAGTCACGTTTACGGTGAGGCTCTTCTGCGCCCCGAACTCATCGACGGCCGACTTGACGCCGCACCCGTTGTAGTAGTCATGCCCCGCCATGATTCCTTTTTTCTTGAGCTTCGTGTACCAAGAGCGGAGATCACGCAACGCCGCAGCGTGACTGTGGTCCGCGTCTATGTAGATGAAGTCGACAGATTCGTGCGGAATGGCTATGGCGGCGATGTGCGAGTATTGCCGAACGATCTTCACGTTGGCGTGCTTGGCGAAGTCCGCCGTGACTTGGCGAAAGCGCTGTTCCTGATCGCTGTCCGATAGGTGGTTGCCTTCGAAGGGCCCCCAACAGTCGACGGCGTACAGTCTCGAGCACGTCGGCCAGGTCGCCAAGATCTGCTTAGTGAAGTGGCCGCCCGCGACGCCGATCTCGACGACGACTCCTTGCGGGTTTTCTTGCGCTGCCAGCTCCAGAATTGAGATGCGATCCGAGATCATGTGTAATACCTCGAGTCCTCCCACGAACGTGCGAAGACTTCAACTTTCTCTTCGATTCGCTTGCCGTCCATGTCGGAGGCGAGCGTGTTCAAGTTCCTTCCGATCTTGTACTCGGACAGCACGAGCGACCTCGTGCGACTGTGGTTGTGCAAGTGCTCAGCGGGATTGTTGGAGTAGAGAGGCCCGCAGAGCAGGCACGTGCGGCACACCCACACGCCATCACCTTCGCGGACGTCGATCTCTCCGAGAACTCTCCTTGAGGCGATGTCGAAGCGTTTCGGCTCCAGCACGTAGAGGGCGGCAGCGCAGGCAGCGCAAGGCTCCAGGAAAGCGTAGTCCGGCGGCACGTTCGCACGTCCCGCGTGCCCGCCGTACCTGTGATGTAGTCGATACATCTTGTGGGCTACCCGCTTTCCTCGCAGGTGTGCACGACGCGCGCGGATGCAAAAGTCGATGTCCTCGTAGTGGACAGTGTTAGTGAACGTCTCATCGCAGCCGTTGAGCGACAGCCACTGGTCGCGGAAGATCATGACGTTGCCGTAGCAGTTCGAGGGCAGCAGGCTCTCAGGCTCGTCCGCGTCGCTGTCGGGCCCCCACCGCGCGCCCGCCGAGCCCGATGACGGCGGTATAGCGTCCCATCGTACCTCGTCGCTGTCCGTGTTCCAGATCTTCGTGTTGTGATCGGTTTCTGGATGCGCGAATTCAGGCGAGGGGGAGTCGCAGTTGTGGAACCTGAAGTCGATGTTGGTCGTGCTGTTCAAACAGATCTCGGTGAAGTCGGGCCGCACGAAGCGCCAGCACGACAAGCGCACGATCTTCGGTGACTCCGAGTAGCAGTAGCCGGCGTTGAAGACGGCGCAGTCGAGCTTTTTCGCCACGCGAAGGTTCGGCTGGTAGGGCACGTGGATGATGTCGAGCCCGTAGCGCTCGGCGAGTTCGCTCGAGTACACTTTGCGCTTGCTGTAGTGGCTGTCGATGAGCAGGACGGTGAAGTCTTTCGCCCGCTGTTCCGAGAGACACTTGAGCTGAGCTCGAAGCAGGTTGTCGCCTTCGTAGAAGAACGAGGGTGTCATCGCGACAGTGAGAGGTTTCACGGCTGCACCTTTTTCTGAAACACGGCCCACGTCTCGTGATCTTCCATGCGCGTGAAACCCGATTCCATGAGCAGTACTTGCGCCTTCTGCGTTGTCGGCCAATTCGTATCGTCGAACGCCCAGTATCCGCCGCGTCGGATCTTTGGCGCCCACAGCGTGACTTCCTGGCACGTGATCTCCTCTGAGTGGTTCGAATCCTGGTGCAGGAGGTCGACGGTTTCGTCCCCGTAGAACGCGACCACCGCGCGCGAAAGCATACGCACCAGGCGCGCGTACTGAACGAGCCCGAGCCGGTACAACGCCTCCTCGGCGACATTCTCGATCGCCTTGTAGTCGAGCTGCGCCCACCACTCGTCGTTGGCGGGGTCGTTCGTGCCCTCGAGCGCAGCAGAAGCTGTGTAGGGATCGATTCCGTCTACTCGCCCCGACTCCTGGGCGCGCAGCGTGAGCGCTATCGCTACTAGGCTCCGGCCGCCAAACACGCCGAGCTCGATACAGAGAGAGGCGCCGCGAGCGAGCGCGGCCATGCGCTTGGCCTTGTCGACGGTGCACCACCCGGGCAGCTTAGGAAGCTCGTGCGTAATAACCTTGTCGACTTCCGATTGAGCCATCTCGTCGTTCATGGTTCGATCCTTTCCAGCTCCCGGACTTCTTGCGCGTCCGTCTCTGCGATCCACGCCTCCCTGTCGCCGATGCCGTAGGACAACACGAGCCGATCCCCATTGAGCGCGACGATCCCCGCGCAGAACTCGATGCCGTAGTGCGCGAACACCCAAGAGCGTGAGACGGCGGTCACGCGAAACTGCGCATCGAGCCACACGAACCGGTGGAGGTAGATCCGTCCTCTGTCAGTCTCGATGTTCTCGTGCGTGACGCACAAGTAGCCGCCGTCGAACGGGACAGCGGCGCCCCCGCGCAGGTGTTCGAGCGCGAGCGGGCTCTCTCTCAGCGGCCCGGGGAGAATGCACGTCGGGTCGAGCGAGTAGATGTACGTGAACTTGCCGCCGACCGAAACCGGCATCCAATTCTTCTCGTGCAGTTGGTTCGACGGCTGCACGGTGGCGAGCTTCACATTGCCGGCCTCGTCGAGATCTAGACGCGCGATGAGGCGCCTCGCCGGGTCGCGGTCGCACACCGTCGCGCTCGCCATGAGAACGCCGTCGACCGAGACCAGCCGGACGTCTTCGTAGCCGACAATCTTCGACTTCTTCCGCGGAGTGGGGTCGAGGTCACGCATCAGTGTCGAATCGACGAGCTCGCCCTGCGGAGTGAGCTTTCCAAGGTAGTTCTCGGTGCGGACCACGCCGTTGACGTCGAAGATCGTGTACCGGCGCCCGCTCATCGAGTAGTTGACCGTTCGCACTACGCAGAGCATCTCGCCGTTGTGCATGCAGATGCTTGGGTTCATCGGCTGCCAGCCGTTCGGAGGGTCGAATTGGATCTTCGCCAACTTGGTGCTCGGGCAAACACTGCCGAGCAGCGGCGGCCGAAGCATCGATCGCGCTTTCACGCGGTCCTCGGCGATGGAATCCCTCGAGACGCTCACGAGATCGAGCTCCAGGACGCTGAGCCGTTCGAGCGCGGCGTCGCCGCCGGTGTCTAGGCGGGCGAGCCTCGCGGCGTGGAAGTCGGCTTCCGCTTGCTTTCGCTGCTTCTCGCCGGCGAGAGCGTACCGGAGCACATCATACGGGAGCTCGTAGGACGCCGGCAGGTGCCGGAAGAACTCCCTGTTCGTGCCGCACCCCTTGTAGAGCCCCACCGCTTCGGCGATCCGCGCCCAAGCGATTGCCTGGTCGTTTTGGCGCTGGCGGGAGGCCGCCACAGCGGCGACCCACGCGCACTCCGCGAAAGTCGCGTTCGCCGCCATCCCGCGCGCAGCGGCGGCTACGGATTCATCGTAGCGCTTGAGAATGAGAAGCATCTCGGCCTGCTTGTACGACGACCAGGCCGCCTCATCGCCGATCTTCCGGCGCGTCGCGCACTCGCCAAACGCCTCGGCGGCACGCGCGTGGTCGCCCGTACCCTCGTAGGAAGCGCCGAGGTAGTAGTACCAGCGCGGGTCGGTTGGGTTCTTCTCGATGTACGGGAGCAAGAGCTCGATGTCGCGCGCGAACTTCCGCTTGAGCTGCGGCCTGGACTTCGACAGCTCGTGAAAGAGCGCGCCCTCGAGCGTCTCTCTTGCTCCGCCGCGAAGCACTTCGTGCGTCGGCCCGATGAAGCGCGCCTTCGATGAGAGGCGCACGATCTTGTCCTTCGGGTAGTGCCCGTCGGCCGACTCCATGCGGATTATGTCCGCTCTGACTTCGGAGAGGGCAGCCCGGAGATCGAAGTCGTCCTCGAACTCGAGCCGCTCATCGGAATCGACAATGACGGCCCATTCGGCGCCGGACATCTTCGCGGCTTTGAGCCCGACATTCCGAGCCGTCGAAAAGTCTACCCAGTCGTGACTGAACAACACGAGCTTGTCGCCGGCGATCCTCCTCGCGTGCTCGACAGTCCCATCTTTGATGCCAGTGTCGATGAGGATCACGCGATCGACGTGGTCGACGACGCTGCGGATCGCATCTCCGATCTCGCGTTCTCGGCTGTCCGTTATGGTGACGCTGGCGATCATCTCTTGGCGTCCCGTTGAACTTCCTTGAGCGCTAGCATCCGTATCCACATAGAGACGCCGCTCGCTCCGGCGCGTTCGGCCGCTCGCGCGAACGCCAACTTTTCGGCCTTAGACACACGGAGGGCGACGACGTGCCCCTTTCGAGCGTCCTGCGCCTTTCTCGGCCGAACCATAGATCGGATAATGTGCTAACGAAAACTATACGTCAAGCCGGTTCAAGGGAACATGGCCGCCATCCGCTGTTCGCCGGCGCGCACGTAGAGCGCCATCGCGCTCCGCGTGTCGTATTGCCATTCCGCGCCAGTCCACACCCATCGGTACATGCGGCGGACGTCCGGAGTTCCGCGCTCGACATCGTACTCGAAGCGCCAGAGCTCCTCGTCGCCGAGGAGTTTCCACCCAAACCACTGGCCGCCGCCGGTGCGTTCGATCCACCAGTAGTAGTAGTTCTTCATAGGCTTGTCTGGCAAGGTCCCGCAGTACCTGCCGTTCCTCCTGTAGCTCCGGAAGCAGGGCCGCCTGGACCCCCAGAGGCGCCTGCGATGACAGTGCAGAAGTTGTTGTTGATATCCCAGAGCACGATGAGTCCGCCCTCGCCGCCATCGCCCCCGTCGCCACCGTTGAGGGATCCGTTCCCGCCTACGCCACCTCTTCCACCGCTTGCGTTGATCCAATTCACCCCTGGGTTTGATCCGAGAAGCTCTTCGTACACGATGAGTATGACACCCCCACCTCCACCTCCACCTGCGCCACCGCCGCCCTTGGATCCGGCGTTCGAGTTGCCTCCCGCCCCGCCTATCTGGCCTCCCGCAAAGATCGTGTCCGCGATAGTCAGAGGGCCTCGTTTGATCTTCCGCGCGAAGACTGCGATCATAAACCCAGCGGCGCCCCCAGCTCCCGCTCCGGCGCCGCTTGCACCGTCCCCGCCTCCGCCGCCACCACCGGCACCACCGGCACCAGGACGGCCGGCGACTGCTCGCACGGCAGTACTGGTAACGTAGTTTCGAAAGAGGTTCGCGACGACGTGATCGAGTCTCGGTCTCGCGAGGCATAGCCCTCCCGCGCGAGCGATGCCTCCTATGCCGGAGCTCCCGTCTCCGCCCTTACCGCTCGCACCTCCGTTTCCTCCTAATGCTACATTCTGGTTTGCCGGAGCCGCTGCTTGCACACCAGCGGCGATGCCGCCTGCACCGCCCGTGCTTCCGCCACCGCCTCCGCCAGCCGTGTTGCCGTCTACATCAGGACGACCTGCCGGGGCGATGCCGCCAGCGCCGCCCGCAGCTCCGGCAGGTGCGGGGGAGGCCGCGGGGGTGTTCTGAATGGTGCCGGCTATCACCCCGGCCTGCGATAGGTCGAGCGTGTCGTTCACGTAGAGGTTGTAGGTGACCATCACGATCTGACTGCCGCCGGGTACCTTCGTCACGTTTCGCCAGAACTCGTCTCCCCCTAAGTTGTGGTTCGAGCCGGTACTGACGATGAGGTTACCGCTATTGCCGCTCCCGAAGATCATGCTTCGAAAGCAGTTTGGCACCAGGTTCCCTTCGATCTGAACGTCGCGGATGATGGTCATAGATTGGATGTCGTGACGGCTCCAAGTCCGCCAGTACCTCCGATGAGCCCAGACGCCGCGCTGCCGCCGCTACCGTTCACGCCTATGACGATCGTGAACACGCCGGTTTTGATGTTGCAAAGCACGATGACGCCGCCGCCTCCACCAGTCGCACCGTTTCCGCCGGCGTTGGTGCCGTCACCGCCGTCGCCACCGTCGCCGCCGGAAACATTGAGCCACGCAGAAGGCGGAAGAGAACCGAGAAGCTCTTCGTACACAATGTAGATGACGCCTCCGCCACCGCCGCCACCTGCGCCGCCTCCACCGCGTGTGCCCGCTGGGGCGGTGCCACCTTTCCCGCCTTTGAATCCTATCGCTTGGACGCATCCCGCTGGAGTACCGGCGCCTCGTTTGATTCTACGCGCGTAGATCCAGATGTCGCCGGCGCCACCAGCTCCGCCGCCACCGCCAGCCCCGGCAACTCCGCCGCTCCCGCCGCCACCACCACCGCCGGCGCCGCTAGCGCCTCCGCGTACCGGAATAGCTCGAACTGCCGTCGCGATGGCGTAGACGACGAACGGAGATGTGAGAACGCGAAAGATCCTCGGTATGCCGGTGATGATGCCGCCGGCTCTCGCGCCTCCACCAGCGCCCGCAGTTCCTGCGCCGCCGGCACCACTGGCGCCTCCGCTTCCGCCGCGACCTCCGATGAGGTTCGTGACGATGCCTCCTAGGCCCCCTGTCGTTGCGCCGCCAGTACCGCCGATCGTCCCCGGATTAGTGCCGCCGAGCGTTGAACCGTCCACTTCTGCGAGCGCCGCGCCAGCCGTGCCACCGGTGGCAGTCGCGCCGCCGGTGCCGCCGGTACCTGCGATGTTGTTCGTATTGATGGCTGCTATGGGGGCGGCGGAGAGGTCGAGCGTGTCTCGGACGTAGATCGTAGAGAGACCAGGTTGAAGAGCGCCGGTCCCCGAGATGGCGAGGTTTTCGGCGTACAAGTCCTGCGCAAGCAGGGTCGTGCCGGCGGCGATGGCTTGGTCGCCGTCTAGGCCACTGCCGAAGAGCATCGAGCGCGCGACATTCGGTACGAAAGTCGGATCGATCTGCTTTCCTTGAATGAGATCGGCCATCGGCTCACGCGGCGACCTCGTAGTTGAAGTTTAGCTTGTCGGTTAGCGCCGACAGCTCGAAGCCGGCGACGGAACCGTTCCAATAGAGCAGATCCCCAGCGACGACGTCTTGAAGCAAGCGTGCTGTCGCCCCGCCGTCGTTCGAGAAGTAGCAGACCACACCGACCTTCGTCCCATCACCGACGTGGTAGTCAACGCCGTTCACATCGACTGCGATATAGCCGCCGTTGGTGCTCGAGGCAGCCGGCGACACGGCGATCGGCACCAAGCACGCAAGGTTGCCGTCCGCGACGGTCGTCTCCGCCGACATATGCTTGTTCGGTCGAGCGCCTGTCGCGAATACCGAAGGGCCCTCTGGGCCCGTCGGACCAAGCGATCCGAAACCTCTCGTTTCCGGGTAGGTTTCTCGGCTGTAGCGGCCGCTCCCGATGATGTGCGCCATGGCCTACTGCGGGATCGGGGAGATTGAGACCGAGTGCAAGGTGAGATCTTGGTTCCCGTCGAACTTGGATCCCACCGGTCGGAGTGTGTCTCCGTTGTTCAAAGTGACTCGCCGTTGGCAGGTTATCGACACGCCGCCCCCGCTGACCAGATCTGAATACGAGGCCCCGGCCGCGGAAGCAGCGTTCGAGAACATGGCGGCACCAGTGAGGTCGCTGTTCAATGCGACTGCGATCCCGCATGTGCCGCTTAGGCCACCCGAGCCCTCGAAGCTACAAGTGAGCGCGACCAGGAAACTGCGCCCGCTCGCGCCGTTGTACGTGAGCACGCAAGATGCGGCTGTCAGCGTGAAGTCGGTTGAGCCGTCGTAAGCGAAGTCGGATCCAACGACCTCGCGCCATATCGCCGAGTTGCCGTTGGTGTCGAAGTTGTCGCTGAAGTCGACCGTGATCTGAGCTGTGCCGCCGACGAGGGTGGGGCCGTCTGGCCCAGTCGGTCCGGTTGGACCGTCGTCGCCGTCTGCTCCATCAGGTCCGGTCGGTCCCTCGGGTCCTTCGGGCCCAGTTGGTCCGTCCGCTCCTGGAGGCCCCTCGGGGCCCGCCGGTCCAGTCGGTCCGTCCGCCCCGTCGGCGCCGGGCGGCCCTTCGGGCCCAGTTGGGCCTTCGGGCCCAGTAGGGCCAACGTCGCCGCTGCCGCTAGCAGGTCGCTCAGGATAAGTCTCCCGTGCGTAGCGCCCTCTCCCGACGATGTACGCCATCGTGAGCTATCCGGGCGGTTCTGGTTCGGGCCCGCTCGGTCCTGTGACTGGGTTTTGCCGCAAGCTGATCGCTTGATCGCGCGGGCGCGTCGCCCAGCTCCAGCCGCCGTACTCGCTGTCGACGTTGGGCGGTTCGGTGCCTAGCGCCGCGCGTTGACGCTCGCGATACACGGTCTCGTCGATGAGCTGCCGCGGCGCACCGTTTTCCGAATGCCCGCTCTTGTGTTTCAGATTCTTGAGTTTTCGTCGCACGACTTTTTGATCCCTCTCCCTGTTACGGGGCAGGCGGGCCGAACGGCTCGTTGATGAGGTCGGCGTTCCAGTCGATTCCGACCGAGAGAAAGCAGATGAACGAGCTCGACGCCGGGATGTCGAGGTTCGCCGGCATGAGAAGATCCGGAAAGATCGTTGCGCCTCCGAGTGGAACGATGACGTCCTGGAAGTTGTAGTTGACGATCGAGATAGTGCCGCTGGGAAGAGCGCCAAGCACGTTCGTCTCTATGAACGTTTGCTGGGCCCCGAGCGCCGGAGCTGGGATTGCGATCACCGGGTTGTTGCCGAGGATGCCTCGCCACTGAATGAGGATGTCGTCGCCCGTTATAGCGCCGCCGTCGATGACAGTGACGACGCTGAGTGCAGCTCGAACGAGCGCGCACGGAGGCACTGGCACGGGAAAGAAAAAGTCCGGTGGCGGCACGGTTTGGATAAGCGCCGCGTCTGCGGCGTTCCACGGCCTCGACGTGTATGTCTCGCCGGGCGTGATCGAGTCGTCGATCAGGAAGTAGTACCGCATGATCTCGTCTGGGATGCCGAAGTTCGGCGGAGTCGTGCTGGGGTAGGCTTCCGACTTGTAGCCTCTTCGTCCGATGAGATGCATTAGTGTGACTCCTCTGGGGGTCCGAGTAGTTGTATGAACACGGCGTCGGCGAGGAGAGCCAAAAAGCTCGTCGCAGCGCCCACGATGTACGCATCGATCGGTCTGCCGTGTCCTGTCTCGACGAGACCGCTCGCCCCCGCGGCAACTCCAACCCAAAACCCGGTGCACCGGCTACACGAGAGCAGCGCCGGCCAGAGCTTTCGAATGGGTCGGAATAGCGCGCTCCGGACGACGATGAGCGTCGTACCAATGAGCGCTGAGAGGAGGACGAAAAGCACCATTACGCTGCGAGCGATCCCCCCTCGATCATCACCCAATCGGTGCCGTTGAACCGCGCGAGCACGAAGCCGCGCTCACCAGTAGGAATGGTGCCGATGCCCGCTCCGGCGGCGTCGTTGACGGTCACTGCTTGCGCAACGGTGTCCGGCTTGGTGATGAGGATCGTGTCTCCTTCGAGCTCCCCGCCACCGGTTTTGAGCGCGACGACGACATCGCCGAGGAGCCCCGGAGCTGAGAAGAAGTTTCCGGAGTTCGAACCCTGGTACAGAGCGCTCGCGTTGGTGCCATTGAGCGTCACGTCGATGGGGCTGTTGGCTGCCGTGAGATCGGCGCCCGGAACGGCGCCGCCGCTGTAGCCGCCGACGACCAGCGCGAACGTCCCGACGTCGCGATCCCCGCCAGCTTCCGTGAAGCTTTGCCACGACGGACCATCGAATGATGCCCCGCCGGGCGCCGCCACCTCGGGGCTCGTGCCCGGCGTGAAAGTGCAGTCGTTGAAACTCGCGGTGGTGAGAACCGTGATGTTGCCGGAAAAGATTGACTCGAATGCGGTCAATCGGCCTGCGGTCACGGGCCCCACTTGAGTTCCGACGAGAAGCACGCTGGCGCTGTCCGCAGTGGCGCCGCAATCGATTGACGCCACGATCGCATTGGAAAACGACACGGACCCCAAGCGTGTAGCCGCGCTCGAAACGAATCCTCCGATGATGAGGACGTTGCCGCGCATGAGCTCGTCGCCGCCGAACAGCACGCTCGATCCGCCGGGCGCGGCTGGGTCGTCGGTCACCGTGAAGGTGCCCGTCACCGAGATGTTGTGCATGACGATCGTCGGATCGTCCCCAGCGAACGCCCCAGCGATGTTGGGCCACGTGACGTTGCCGGTGATGAAGGTGCCGGCTCCGTTTTCGCCGGAGAAGCACTCACCCCTGAGCTCCGTCGTCGCGTAGGGCGGGAAGCTCACGTCTTCGGTGTAGCCGTTGAGCGCGGGCATGAGCCAGCCGACGTAGGGAGCGCCCGCGTCTTGAACGGAGTCGTTCCCACGCGAAGCCATGAATTGAGCGATCGTCTTGAAGGGGTCAGCGATCGAGCCGTTCAGCCCGGCTTGCGCCGTGTCGCCGTCGATGAACTTCTGCCTCGCAAGCGGCACGATCGCCGCGCCGCCTCCGCCCGCTCCTGGGCTCTGCGGGTACGTTGCTCGCGCGTATCGCCCTCGACCAATGACGTGTGACATCTCTTTACTTCGCGTTCTTCGCGAGCTCGGTGAGCCTCGCGACCTGCTCGGATGCGAGCTTGATCGTACCGACGGAGCCCTTCTCGGCGTCGTTGTCGGTGATCTCCATCGACCCGTCTTCGAAAACCGTGACCGTCGGGCACTTCTTGTGCCCGCAGCACATGGTCTCCTGGTGAACTACCTTCGGCATGTTGGGGCCTCCTTAGCCGGACGCCTCCACCACCTCTTGCAGCTCGATGGTGGTGGATTCGGCCGAGATGAACAAGACGTCGTCGTCCGTTGCGAACAGTTTGATCTGAACGAGCGCGGTAGTTCCGATCGCCAGCGCTCCGAAGCTCGACTGCGTGAGGAAGGGGATCGCCACCGCGCCGAATCCCGGTGGCGTGTCCGTAGGATCCACAGAGGCGATCTCTGCGAACGGGACTTCGAGCATCACTCCGTTGACGAAGACTTGGAGTGTCACCGCTTCTTGTCCGACCGAAGAGCTCTTGACGACAACCACGCCGCTGATTCGAACGATGCCGGTCGACTTGGGCGTGATCGGAACCTCGGTGTTCTCTTCCCAGAAGAGGGGAGAGATGTCGGGTTGATTGTTGAGGTTGCCGTTCTGAAGCGACTTGTACGTCTTGAGGGTGCCGGTGAAGATCACGCGGTCGCCAAGTGCGTAGGTCGTGATGTTGTTCCACGATGGGGCGCCGGCCGCCATCGCAGACCAAACTATGAACGTCCCGGCGGTCTCGATCGGTGTTCCTGCGAGATCGCTCGTAGCGAAAGCGAAGTTCCGCGCGAACGGGACCGTCGTGTTACGCGACGACTCTGGGTAGGAGTAGAGGCGCATTCCGCCAGTTCGCCCGACGAACTCGGTCATTGTCGTGCCTTTCTCAGCGCGTTGAACTCACCCACCGACATCGGCACGAGCTTCGCTCCCGCCAACCATCCGAGCCAGATCCTCCCGTTGGGGGTCGACATCAATCGAGTGACCGTCTTGGCCCAGTCGGTGTACACGAGCGCCTCTCGCTCCGAGTCCCATTCCGGAGACTGGAGGTACACAAGGCAAGCCTTGCGCTCCTTGAGAGCCGATATCGGGATCACGACCTGCATGAACTACCTCCGGCGCTTGCGGGATGACTTCTTGCGAGATGACGACTTGCGTGCGCCGCGCTTTCCTCTCTTGCCGGACTTGCCGCGTCGACCGCTCGGGCCACGCGAGCCTCGCGTGCTCTTGCCTCCGCTTGCTGCGACGGCGACGACACCGAGAAGAGCGACGGCGCCGACAGCACCGGCGACGATCGCGCCGGTGCTGAGGCCCTTCTTCTCTTCAGGCGCAACCACGATCGGTTGCGCCGGCCCGGGTGCGGGACCAGGCGGCGGCATCGGGGGCGGACCGGGCGGTGGGGGCACCACCACGATCGGCTCCGGTACCCCCGGAGTAGGCCCCGGAGTGACCGGAGCGGGGCCCGGCGCCGGAGCAACCGGAGAGGGCGCCGGCGGGGGCGGGGGAGGCGGCGGAGGGCCAGGCGGAGCCGTGGTGCCCTTCGCGCCCCACCATATAGGAGCGGGGCTGCACGCGGCCGGAGCTCTCGGCTCGAGTCGACGCGCGGCGCCTGCGGTGCCCGTTCCATACTTGCCGTCCGCAGTGACACCGAGTACGCGCTGAGCCGCGCGAACGATCTCGACGTTCTGCTGCAAGCACGGATTGATCCCGACGAGCGCACGAACCTCTCCTGGCACCATTACCGTCGGTGCGGGAGCAGGTGCGGGCGTGATAGGGCTCGGAACAGGCGGAGGAGGCGGAGGAGGCGGTGGCGGAGGGGGCGGTGCCACGACGGCGCCGGCGACGCACTTGTTCGATCCGGACGGCGCCCACCATGCCGGGCTCGGCTGACACGCCTTCGGCGTCGACTGGCTGAGCCTGTACGCGGCCGAGGCGGTACCCGTCCCGTACTTGCCGTCGACGGTGACGCCCAGTTTGCGCTGCGCAGCACATACGAGCGCAACGTTCGCTTGGCTGCACGGATCGATCCCGATGAGCGCGAGAACTTCCGGAGGCGCCACGGCTGGCGCCGGCGAAGCGGTAGGCTTCGGAGCGGCGACGCAATTCGACGATCCGGTGGGAGCCCACCACGTCGGACGCGGATCGCATCCTGGCGGCGCATTCGAAACGAGCTTCCGCGCAGCGGTCGCTGTCCCCGATCCATACTTCCCGTCGGCGCTCACTCCGAGCGCTCGTTGCGCCGCGCAAACCACTTGCACGTTCGCAGCATCGCAAGGATTGATCCCCACGAGCGCTTGCACCGCAGCGGGAGCAGCCGTCGGCGTGACCGACGGTGCGGGCGCCGGAGCAGGCGCGGGCGCAGTGCCGCCCGCTGGGCATGCGCTCACTCCCTTCACCCACCACGAAGGCGTCGGACTGCACCCCGCCGGCGTTCTTATGCCGGGAAAGAGCGTGCTCGCCGCCGCGGCGGTAGTGGAACCCCACTTGCCGTCCGCTGTGACGCCCATGACTTTTTGCAGCTCGCACACGAGTCCAACGTTCGCTTTGAGACAAGGACCGCCAGAGGCGATCAGCCTGTTCATCGCGTCTGTCGCCGCGTCACCGACACCGAACCCTACAGTTCCGACGCCCGGCACTTCGATCGTCTCGCCGTGCCTGACGTCGCTCCAAGTCCGAACACCGTTCACGACGGTGGTGGGCTTGTGCCGGTTGGCGTTGATGAGCGCCGAGAAGGGCACGCCGAATGATCGGGCTATGGTCGTCGGGCTGTCGCCCGGTTGAACCTTGTACAACATGCTCAGCGTCTCCTTCTGCGACCTTTACCCTTGCGGGTGACGGCGTAAACGACGCCGCCTAGAACAGTGGCGCCGGCGGCTGCGATGCCGACCATCGCGCCGGTGGAAAGTTTCGTCTTCTCGGGTCCCGGAAGAGTCGTTCCCGGGTACGCCGTCGGAAAGTCCGTCGGGTTGAGCGCCGCGACAGTTCGAAGCGCGTCGAGCGTCTCTTGATCGAACACGCCGTCGGTACGGAGCACAAGCGGCGCGCCATTCGGCTTCGTGAAACCGAGCTTCGCCCCGTTGAACCATCCCTGAAAGCACCCGGCTGCCCTGTCGATCGAGGGAGCCCACGTGGCGCAAGTCGTGTTCGTCGTGCGCACGATGATCGTGTTCAGTTTGACCAACGTGTCCGTGATCCACTTCTGTTGGTCGGCGGAGATCTTCGTCCAGATCTCCGGATCACCCGCCGCGTCGAGCGCGAACCCGACGACGCCAGCGCCGCCGAGCGCGATCGGCGCTCCGATGCCCGAGTAATTCGCACGGCCGCCAATAGAAAGGTTCTGCTTTGCCCACATTGGTATTGGTCCTTCGCAATCGACGCACGCGGGGCGCGCCGGCAATCGGTTTTGAACGTGCCAGCAATCGGCGGCACGCATGCCTTCATCAGTCGGTCCTTGAACAGGGACATCCGTAACGAAGTTCGTTTCACTCATGGGAACCTCGGATCTGGCGGTAGTTCGCCGACGGTGCCCGGCTCCGGGCGCTTCTCGCCGCTAACGGCTGCGAGCGCTACGAGCGTCGTTCCGACAAGCGCTCCGATGATGCCGCCGTTCCGCTCCCACTCGAGCTCTCGTTGAGTGATCGGTCGAATGTGTCCGCGACGGTACTTGGCCGGAGAATCGCCAGGCGGCATCGCGAAAGCCATGCCGATGACCTGACCGGCCATGCCGCCGGCCGCGAATGCGATCGGAGTTAGGACGAGAGCGCCGAGCTTGTTCACGGCACTTCCCTCCCGAGGTTGTCCTCGAACACGAGCGCGCCGGCGATCGTTCCGTATTGCGCGAACTGGGAGTACGCGACTACGAATTGATCTTCGGGACAGAGCGCCGAGAACTGTTGCGTCACGTCCGTTGCCTCGAGAAGCGCAGGATTGAGCGCCGGATCGTTCTGCCGGACGCTCGCGAAAAGGATCACGTCGCACGGCACCTGGATTGGGATGTCGAGCGCGTATTCGCTGTTGAACATCCGCCACGGGTAGCGGAGCTCGTGGATGTTGCCGAGGCTCGCCGCCATCGGAAGCCCCCACGGACGGCCGTCGTTCGGAGGCCTGTACCCGGTCCCGTCAGGCGCACCGAGTTGGAAGAGCAACGCCGGCGACGTGCAATCTTGAAACATGAACCCGTCCGAGTTGGCGGGATTGCGCATGTCGCGCGACACCTTGTTCACGATCATCACGTGCCAAGAGATGTTGCCGTCGAGCGGGTGCCAGAGCGGGCTCGTGATCTCTTTGCGGAACGTGACAGTGCTGCCGTCGGGCGGGCCGCCACCCTCCGGATTCGAGAGCGGCGCATCGCCTGCGGGGATCCGCGCGACGAGCTCCGCGTATTGACGGATGCCGACGAGCCGCGCGCCGAGGTAGTCGGAGCTCTGCTCGCCCGTGCCGAAGCTCGATCGTGCGAGCACGAAGAGGTAGCGCGCGTCGTCGTTGTCTCTTGAGGGGACCGACGGCACGACGAGCCCCGTGTAAGCGTTCGTCTCGTAGGGGTCGCTGCCTACGAACGGGAACTCGGGATTCGGCCCCGCCGTCACGAGCTCGTAACGGCCGTTGTCGAGCACCGTGCGGAGTCCGGCAGCCACCCCATCGGGATGTCGCTGCAAACGGACTACGTTGTCGGTGCGCCTGCCCATTACTTGAGGAGTGTCTCGAGATCCGGAGTTTCGATTCCGAGCTTACGGAGGCGATCACGCGCTTCCTTGTCGCTCATGTCGTCGATTGCCTTGTCGAGGAATTGCCAGCCTAGGAATGTGAGCGTCACGTTGAACGGCACGCTCACCGGTGTTTGCAGCAAGATCGCGGACACCTTGATGTTGCTCTGCTTGTAGAGCGGCCATCCCTCGGGCCACGTCATCGCGAACACGTCGACGAGGTTTCCGAGGTCGGTGAACGTGTCGTTGACGTTGTACTTCGGGCCGCCGTAGACGGCCATCTGCACGCCGACGCCGGTCTGTCCGCTCTGCTTCAACTGGTTGAAGTAGAGCGACTGGAAGGGCGAGCCGGGGAAGCTGTTCTGCTGGAACAGGTTGAACGCTACGCGCTCGATGATCGTGTCTTGCGTGACGTTGTTCAGAAAGCTCTGCACGACGGGCGGTGCGTTCACCGTCGACGAGGAGAACTGGATCGGGATGTCGTTGATGAACGGTACGCGCGGAACGCCAGCGATCATGGCGAATGCGACGCGCGGCGCGTACAGCGCCAGGTTTTTGATGTTTTGATCCTTCGGCTGCATCGATCTCGTCTCCTAGAAAAACCCTTGAAACTAAACAGGCGGCGCGGCGCTGTTTCCGCCACGCCGCCTGTGATTAGTGCACGCTCGGGGTTAGCCTGCCGACGTGGTCGCAACGACCGACGGCATGTTGGTCGAGCACCAGGACTTCCAGCCGCCTGGCATCTCCCAGCCCTTGATCTTGATCGCGAGCTTGAGGATGCCGCCCTTGAACGTCTGACGGCAGACGTTCACTTGCTGCTGCACGAGCACCGGCGTCGCGTCGAGCGTTTGCTCCAACATGACGTTGTTGCCCGAACCGGCCGTGATCGGTGCCGCAGTCGGCGTGCCGGTCGCGGCGCCCGCGCCCACGTTCGTGAAGCACGAGAGGTTCTCGTCGGGCTCCACGTTCGAGCCGAGTGCACCGTTGTTGATGGTGACCGACTCGAGCATGAGCGCCTGATGAACCGCGTCCTGCACCACGAAGAGCATGCCGATGGGGATGCCGCGCTCGAGGAAGCACGGGCTCTCGACCGGGCGGTACATCTGACCGCGGCAGCCGTAGCCCTGCCACCGCAGTCCACCCCACGTAACCGGCGCGAGATCGAAGTCGCGCGTCGGGTGGAAGATGCCCGCGTTGGCCGTGGCGCTCGTGGCGTTGACGCTGCCCACGCGACGGAACGAGACCGGGAGGAAGATCGACGCGCCGCCCTTCGAGCGGTAAGTCGCGTTGACCTGCGCCACGAACTCGATGATGGGGATCTCGCTCGTGCCCGCCGCCTCGGCATCCGCGAAGGAGCCGAAGTAGCTGACGTCCGCCGCGAGCTCGTTCAACACGAGTTCACGCTGCGAGGTTTTCCATTGGAATTGGTAGGCGTTGATGAAGTTCCAGCCCGCGCGCCACACCGGTGCACCGAACTCGAAAACCGCGGGAACGGGGGCCGTTTGAGTCGGCTCCGCACCGGCGAACTCCGGTCCGAGTGCTCCGTTGAACACGTCGTTGGTCGTGAACACGTCCGGCGAAGGAGGCGGCTCCTGCGTGGTCGACGGCGCCTCGAAGGCGTTGCCGATCGTCGAGAAGCTCATCGGCTCGCAGAACACGTGCACGCCCACGCCTTGCGCGAGAATGTCCGTCTGGAGGATGCCGTTGATGAGAAACGTCGAGTCGATCGACGCCACGCCCGGCACGCTGGAGCTGCCCGAGAGCAGGTTCACCGTGTCGCCGAGGGTCGCGAGCGCTTCGTCCGGCGTGAGCGGGAGAGGGATCGTCCAGACCACCTCTTCGATCACCGGGATGTTGCCGAAGCTGCAACGGATGCACTTCTGTGCCATGTCCGCCGGAGCTCCGAGCGTGCCCGGTTCCTTGCTGTAGCCGAACGGAATGCGCCGAACTTTTTCCTGCGCATCGCCGTACTTGTGGGTCCTTCGACCGATGATGCTCAATCCAGTTTGCTGTCTCATGATCTTTCTCCTGGTCCAGCCGTTTCTTGGGCCGACGCTAGACGCTTCTGACACCTCAACCCCGGGGCTCGAGGCCTACCGGGGCGAGGTGTTGCGCGAGAGCGCTCAGTTCGGCATGAAGAACGAGTCGTCTTCCTGCGCGTCGCCGACGAACCCGAGGTACGGGTTGTCTTCACCGATGCATCCGCACGACGGATCGGTGCGAGGCTCCGCTTTCGGACCAGGGCCCGTTCCCGGAGGAGGGCCCGGAGTCCAATCGCTGAGACCCGGCTGGCCCGGATTGCCGTGACCCGCCGGCGCACCGAGTGCTTGTGAGGCGCTCGGGTACGGCGAATCGCCGCGCAGGAACGCCTGCTCGGTGGACGGATACGGCGAGTCTCCGTGCAAGCCGGCCCGAAGCGCTTGCTGCGCATCGGGATACGGCGAGTCGCCGGAGAGCGCGAACGGACCGACGTCCGCCGGTGCGCCGACGCCTGCCGCTTGCGCGGCCGGAGGCGCCGACAGCGCTCCCGATCCGGTGCTCGCGACCGACGTCTGCTTGTTGCCCATGTTGATCGCGGCAGCGACCTCAGCCGGGTACAAGCGGGCGATGAACGACTTCTGGAGCGACGCCGGCGAGGTGTCCTTGGGCTTGAGCCACATGCCCATGACGACGTTGTTCCAGAACGTCTTGAAGGTCGAGATACCCGCACCGATCGCGGCGCCCGAGAAAGCGCTGCGAGCGTAGGGGTCTCTGACCATGACGGCGCCGATCACCGGAAGCGCTGTCACACCGAGACCGGCTGCGATCCGAATGATCGTCGGAGCCGACGCGATGTTGAGCGTGTTCGCGAGCGTGCCTGCGCCGTCGCTCGTGAACTTGCCCTTCGGCCGCTCTGCCTCCGCCGGGTTGTACGTGCTCAAGAAACGGTCGAGACCGTCGGCGAGCACATACATGAGACCTCCAGAGAGGATCCCGAGCGTGAGTTCCGCCGCGCCTGAGCTTCCACGGCTTGCCTCGAACATGCCGCGGCTGCGGTGGTGACGGCGGCGACGACGATGCGAGCGACGCGCCTCCGACGTGTGCCCTTCGTAGGCACGCGCGCGACGACGACGCCTGCGACGCGGAGCCTCCATCACGGCCTCGCGCGTTCGCCGACGACGACGGACGGGACCGCGTGACGCCTTGCGCCTACGCCAACCCTTCCGGGCTGCCGTCGCATGACCGCCGGGGTTGCCGCGCCATGCGCGCACTCGACGTGCAGCACGACGACGACGCCGACGCGGGCGACGCGCTTCCATCACATGGCTCGAACGACGACGCCTGCGCGGCGCTTGCGCCTTCGCCTGCACGCGACGGCGCCGACGACGACGCGGAGCAACCGCCGGTGCGGCCTTGCGCCGACGACGCCGCTTAGGCGCTCCGCTCGACTTACGACTACGACGACGTGCGCTGACCTTCGTGCTGCCTTTTGCCATGCTTTCCTCTCGAACCTCTCGAGCCACTACGGCGCGTATGCCCTTGCCGAATGGAATCGTTCGTTTGGTTTTGGATCCTTTTGGATCGAATTGACGAATGCGGATGTACTGGTCGGTGACATCCACCTTCCCGTACCGATAGCCGTGAGACTTCGCCCACGCCTTGGCTTTTGAAGCCGTCCAGCCTGCGCCCCGATTGAAGAGGAGAGATTGAACTTTCGTCGGGGGCTTCTTGCCGCGCCGCTTTCGCTTCGCCGACACTTGAGGAGCGGGGCGCTGAATGATCGGCGCTGGGATCGACCGTGGATACGGATTGTGTCTCCGGATCGGAATTGCTGGCGCCCTGCGAACGAAACGCTCACCGCGTCTTGATTCGCTGAGGTCTGCCAGTCGGTCGTCGTAGAGGCCCATCTCACGGTTGCAGCCCCAAAGACTTTCAATGAGGAATCGACCGGTCAATACGCGACACAAGTTGCGCACTTGCGCGCCCGTGGTTACGGGGGAGGGGGCTATCCCTGCGCGTTGATCAACGCGCCGCTAAACAACAACTAAACCGGCGAGTTACGCGGGATCGAACGTTCGACGTCGTGCGCACGACGTCGATGAGTCGTCACGCACGCGAGGCGTACACCCGTACTACCGCTGTACTCCCCGCGTAGTACGCGCGGACTCAGCGAACGAACGGGTAGAGCAGTTCAACGGGCGAGAGCGGCCCCGCAAGAGCGCCGTCGGTCGTGCCGCTGTCGTCTACGCCGCTCATCCCTACGAAGTCGCCTTCGCCCGCCGCCTTCGCAGTCTCGCCCGGCTCGACCCACCACTCGCGCGAGTGCGGCGCGACTCGTCCGGCCGGAAGCTTCGTCGTTCCGTCCATCTTCACCCAATCGCCGAGATCATCTTGGAACGCCATGTACACGTGTGTCGGTACATCGATCGGCGGCTTGTGACTGCTGCCCACGATCATCGCGGGGATCCCGATCGACATCATCGCCGCCGAGAGCGTGATCGCCGCGTCGTCGCAATCTCCACCGATGATGCACAGCCCACCTTCATCGAGGCAGAGCGTTTGCTCCGGCGTCGCCATGAACTCCCCCATCACAGGATCGGGGATGTACGGGACCTTATTGCGGAAGGCGTCGAGGATCGCTTGCCCTTTTTGGCGGCGACCTCCAGTTGAAACGCCGGCCGCAGCGAGCGCTTGAGTCGCCCACGCCCGAACGCGCGGCGACTTGCGCCCCACCCACGCTCGATCAGCTACCTCTCGAAGGGAAAGATGCGCCCCCTTTTTCCCCGGCGGATGCGTTCGCGTATCCGTCTTCACACCTGCGATCGGCTTATCGATAATCATGAATCGTCTTCTTCTTCGCGCGGCCTTCGACGTCGCCCGCCTCTACGTCGTCGCGGCTTGCGCGTTGAAAGATAGACCGCGCCGCCGACAGCGCCCGCTCCGAGGAGCGCGATCCCTGCAACTGCGCCGGTGCTGAGCCCCTCCTTACGTACCGGCGCCACCACTATGGGGCGCGGGGGAGGGGTCGCCGGAGGCGGAGCCGCAGTGCGCGCGCCGCATGCGCCGGGCGCCGTTCCGAGCACGCTCGCGAGCGCGTTGGCGGTCGGTTGCTCGTAGTTTCCAGTGTTGATCGGTACGGGCGCTTGCCCTGAAGAGTTCCACGCCGCTTTGAAGGCGTGCACCGCCGAATTGACGGCAGTTCCGGGACGTTGGACCGACGCGCAGTAGTTCGGATCCGCGGCGATGGCGGCTGCGGCTGCTTGCGCCACGGCCACTATAGAGGAGGGAGCCGGCGCGGGTGCCGGAGGCGTCGGAGCAGGTGGGGCCGGCTCCGATCCGCCTCCGTACACCGCTTGCAGCGCGAGACGCGCGCTTGCAATTGCAGTCGAGATCGCGTTCTGCGCCTCGAGCCGCGATTCGGTCGCTGCGGGGCCTGCGCCGCCGTCGAGCGCTACGACCAGCTCGGCGCTCTTCTGCCGGGCCCAGTTAGTAGCGGCGTGCACGGCTTGCGCGTAAGCCGCGATGCCAGGATTCACGCTTCCGTCTGCTTCTCTCACAGAGGAGTCGAGAAGCGCGGCGACCTCTCCGACGGCTTGACTGAACGCTCGATCGTTCATCGAACCGAACGCGGTCGATCCGATCGTTGCGGCGTCTAGCGTTGCGTAGTCGCCGAGGATGCCGGCGGCGGCAGCGCCTAGCCCCGAAAGCGTGACGCCGTCGTGGTACGGGAGCGCCACGAAGTAGGCGTTCGGACGAGTCTCGAGATCGCCGTTGAACCACTTATCCGGCAAGTTGATCGTCTCGCCGGCGCTGAGCGCTTTGAACGTCTTGAAGCCGTTCGGATAGACGACGTGTTCCTTGTGCGTGTTGGCGCCGACGAGATCGATCCCACACTTGGGGCACCCGACGTGGTCGATCGCGATCTGCGCCGGACTGTCGCCGGGACGAACGGTGTACTGGCGCACGCCCTACAGTCTAAGCGCGGCGCCCCCTCTCAGGCAACCTCGCGCTGAGGGATGTGCACTACCGGCTGCCCGTCACCGTCGGAAAGCTCAATTCCTGCGCCCTCTACCGCCATTCGGACCATCGGCGACTTGAGAAGCTCGTCTAGCTTTTTGGCGTACTCATGAGCTTGCAGGTCGCTTCGAGCATCCACTGCAACGCTCATATAGATTCGGTAGCGCACGGATCAACTGCCTCCTTGTCCTGGGATGACGGGCGCCTCCCACGTCGTCTTCCCAGGCGCCGACTGTATCGGGGGCGGAATGTTTGTGGGCGGCGGCGTGAATCCTTGCTGCGCAGACTGCGGGATCGTGTTCGGATCCACCGGCACGGCGACGTAGCCCGGAGGCGGCTTGTAGTCCGCATCAACCTCCACGTATCCGGGCGGCAGCACTCTCCGCGGCTGTTGCTGTCGCCGCTGCTCTTCCTGCTGAGCCTTGCGCACCTTGTCGTATTGCTCGCCGGCCCACTTGAAGATGTCAGGCAAGTTGATGAGGCCCGACTCCCACGTGCGCAGCGTGCCGTCTTCCTTGTTGATGGCGAGCTTCACCGGACCCGTTTCGACGATTCGCATCGGGCTGTCGTCGTCGTCAGGCGCTTCCTGTTGCGCGGCTCCCGCGTTCCCTTGTGCGGCGCCGGGCATGAGCTCGTTCATCTCCTGCACCATGTCGAAAGCCGACTTCACAGTCGTTATCGCTTCACGCCACTGCTCGGCGGCCGTCTTCTCCCGTTGCGGAGGCATGTGCGGCGGCGGCGGGCCCCCTCGACCTGGGAAGTAAGGAGGACGTTGTTGGCCGTAAGGGCTCCCCGTCGGTCCTGCGCCTCCGCCTCCAACTCCGACGCCTCCGCCCATCGGTTGAGCGATCCATCCTCCAGTGCTCCCGCCGGGACCGGGAACGTACATCCACGTCGTGCCCGGCGGAGGTTGCATGGCGGGCATCCCCATCGGAGCCGCGTTCATCATCGGCGGCATCTGCGGTTGCTGCGCGTGATGATGCACGGCACCGCGAGCGTTTGGGTTCATCTTCTGCCACATCTCGAAGAGCTGCGAGGCCCACGCCATCATCGCGTTCATGTCCGCGCCTGGTGGAGGAGGCGGGGGCGGCACGAACGGAGGCTGCGCGGCCATCATCGGCTGTTGTGGCGACATCTGTTGCTGCCACCTCTGAAACATCTCGAACACGCTGTTCATCATCGCCATCGGGTCGGGGCCCGCGGGCGGCTGCACGAACACCTGCGGCGGCGCTGCCGGTTGCTGTTGCGCCGGCTGCGCTCCTTGAGGGGCGGCTTGCGGCGGTTGCTGCGGGTACATCTGCGGCGGATATCCCTGCGGCGGGTATCCTTGCGGAGGCGGATACCCTGGCGGGTAGCCCGGCGGCGGATATTGCATGGGCTGTCCTTGCTGCGGCGTGGGCGGGCGGGCGTCCCTCAGCGTGATCTGTCCTGTGCCGCGAAACTCTTTACTGTTGCTGTCGAAGAACTTGATCTCGTACTTCGCTTCGGCGCTCTGTCCGTGGATCTGCATGATGGCGTCGTAGAGTTCCATCCCAGATCTCGGGCGACTTCGAATCGTGTGCGTCGCGTTGTTGCCGGTAAGATCGATGACAGTGATGTCGATCGTGTTCACCGGCCAGAACTTGATGAGCGTGTCGTACTTGGTGATGACGTCGCTCACGTTGAACGGGACGTCTTTCACGCCGCCGCGCTTCTTCCGCACGATATTGTCGAGACGTCTGTTCTCCCGCACGCTGTCGGCGTCCACCGCGCCGAGCGCACGAATGCGATCTTCGTCCGTAACTAGCGCGCCCAGTTCTTCATCTTGAACGGCGCCCGCCTCTTCGATGATCTCCGACTCGTCCTGTTGAACAGGAGTGCTCGGATTCGCGTCCTGGCCGCCGCCCGATCTTCGCCTAGACATTGATTCAAGTGGTTGCTTGGGCGTCCACCGGAGGCGGCGCCGTCGCTTCCGGCTCGTCGGGATCATCCGGATCGTCGCCGTCGCCGTCGCCATCCTCGGCCGCAGCAAGTTCCGAGACGAAGACGTCGAGCGGCATGACTTCTTCGGAGAGACGCACTCTGCTGTTTGGAATGAAGTTTCGTATCCCCTTCGTGCCGTCGTTCGACGTCGAATAGACCTCGACGCCGCCTCTGTCCTCGACGACGAACATGCGCACCACTGTCATCTCGGGTACGAGCGGGTGCCGTTGGCTCACGACCCATGTGACCGGTTCGTCCTTCTTGGGAGCCGCCGGAACGGAGATGGCTTGGCTGCAATGCGGGCACGCAACCTGTTGATGCTCTTCCGCCGGGAACAGCGGATCGGAGACCATGCGCGTGAGCATCGGGAATCCCGGCTCCGGCAGTTGGACGGTTCTTACCTGAGAGCCTGCGGGCATTGTCATGGGGGCTTTACCTCCGCGGTAGACTTTGAAGGTGGCGATTAGATCGCTCCAGCTTCGGCAAACGAGTAGTAGCTGCGCCTCTTCGCGTCCCCTGCAACGATGATGTGATCGATGAGGGGCATGCCGATTGCTTCGAACGCATCGGCGAAGGCTTTCGTCGTATCCTTGTCCGCTTGGCTGGGCTTGGCGTCGACGCCCGACGGATGAACGTGGAAGAGGATCGCGCCCTCGCCGCCGCTGAGCAGCGCCGCTCGAACCGTCGGGATCATTGGGGCCATCACGCTCGAGGCTTCCCCTCTACCCGTCTCGCTCATCCCCTTCAAGCGCCCGTGGATGTCCACCGTCATGACGCCGAAGACTTCGTTGAGCTCGTCTCCGATCGCGTCTTGAAGCAGGCGGAACACCTTCTTCGGCTCGTTGAGCCGGCCGACTTGATCGGCGAGCGCGTTGCACGCCGCGAACAACGCGTCGTCCTTCTTGACCGTGAGAAACGGGCGGCACTTTGCCCGACCGTCACCTTCGAGCTCGATCGGCTCGACGCCAGGCGGTCGATGCTTGGCGACCGTTCGATCCTCGCGCGCTTGCAGCCTTCTCGGCGCCGCCGGGCACGCGCAAGCGCGCCCGCGCCTACGCAGAAGCGGGTTCTCACCCATCATGCCGGTGCTCCCGAGACGTGGTCGTGATGTCCGTTGCTTGGACCCTGAGCGGGGCCGGCGATCGGTTTCGCTGCCTCCGGATGATCGAGCGGCACGTACTGCTTACCGCTGTTGACTTGAATCAACATGTCCTCGGGGCGAGCGTCCTCCCAAACGGCTGCGGCGTTCGGCTCCATCACTAGCGGTCTGAAGCCGAAGCCGCCGTCTATCCAGATGTCGTGGATCATTCGCGAGAGCACCACGTGCCCGATCTTGATACCTGCCGCGGCGGCATCGGGGCCGACGGAGTCGACCAATACGTACTTGGTCACTCCTTTGGTTTCGTCCGGTCGAACAATCGACGACGAGGGCTTCTCTTGAATGAGGCGGCCTATGATCTCGTTACGCCTAGCGACTAGTTTCACGGTGACTCCTTCTGTTGCGGTGCTGGAAGCCGCGCCACGGGCGCCGAGAGCGCGGGTTTCACGTCGTTCGGTGGAGGCTCGGGCGCTGGCGTCTCGATCCCGAGCGCCGCGCGGAGTGCATCGCGCTCGGCCTGCGTGGCCAAGAGATCTGCGAGCACCTCACTGAAGTATTCACGGCTTGGGGCAAAGTAAGGTTGATGCGCCGGTTGTCTAGCCTCAATCGGCGCGAATCTACGGGCGGCGTTCAGAATGACGAGCGCGCTCATGCGCTGCTCGCGATCGGGGCAGCCCTTGTCGACGAGCACGGCAGGCGCGCCTTCTTCCGGCGGCTGCTCGTACCTGTCGGAGATGCAAGGCGCCGATTCGTCCTCCAAGCCAGGACACCCGTCTACGTGCTCGCAGCGATCCACGATCTCTTGCGCTGCTCGATGCGCGATATCCCACGAGACCTTGCTGCGCCAGAGAGCTAGTTGAAGCCCGATCCAATTGCGGATCGTAACCCCGATCTTTTGATCGCCCGGACTGTCGACCCCCAACAGCCCCTTTTTGGTTATCGTCACGTGAGCGCTCCGTCCGGTTCTTTGATGCGCAGGTGGCCGTCCTGCGCGGGTCGAGTAGCAGCTTGGAGCAGAATCGCGCGGGCCCATGCGCTCAGGCTCATCTTGCACCGTTCGGCGCGCTGCTCGATGATTCGATACTGCTCGGACGTGACTTTGATCTGCGCTTTCCTAGTCCTACCGGGTTTCGCGGGGGGCATCCGTCGGTACTACCTTTGTATCCCTTCTGGAATACTGCTCCAGGCCGACTGGACGTGTCAAGACGTCGCACGTAAACTCGTTCGGGATGGCCCAGTTTGGCGCCGGATCGGCGCTCGCAGCGCAGTGTCCGCGCGTGCCGTCTCCAGACGGGTGGCGTCCATGGACCGACGCCGACGGACCAGTGCCCGACGCTTTGATGAAGCGGGCGCAAGCGCTATCGCTCGATGAAACGGTGGCGCTCGGATCGACCGAAAGCTATCCGCTGCCTGGGATAACGACGCTCATTCGCGTCGAGCCGCGCGTGTGGGGGCGCGACGATCAAGGGAACCTCGTCCAGGGATGCTTCCGCACTGGCGGCATCTTTCTCCCGGCGGGCGCGGCCGAAGGCGCCGGCGTCACAGCCCCCGAAAGCCGAAGCGGATGGGAGCGAGCCGCCACGGTCCTCACAGTGGCTAGCCTCGCCGTCGGAACGGTCGCCACTCTAGTCACGTGGGGGAAGTCGTGATCGTCGAGCAGCCGATCTTCCTAGGCGACGCGCCCGTCATAGGCTTCGGTCAAGAAGCGCTCGTAGCGCCGGCCGCCGCGGCCTCGGGCCCGTCGCCCTGGACAGTTGCGCTCGTCACGAGCGTGCTCGGCGCGACAACGACGTGGGCGCTTGACGAATTCGTGCGTACCGTTCGAGAAAGGCGCCAATGAACGAGATGGTTTTTCTCGGCGGCTGCCCGCTCATCAACAATGAGGGGATCTATCTCGACGGTCATCGCGTCATCCGATTCGGAATGAGCGGCGTCGGGCTCGGCGACGTCGGAGACTTGCTCGCGTTTCGACAAGAGTGGGAGCCGTTCATCCAAGCGCACCTCGAGCTCTGGCGCGACTTGAATCAACGCTTCGAAAACGCGGCCGAGATTCAGTGGTGCCCTCCGGGGATCTTCACGAACGAGCAGATCAAAAACCTCGAATACTGGAAAGCGTCCTGGTGCGCTGCGCTCGCGCTCACACGCAAGATGGTGAGCACGACCGATCCCGACGGCATCCTGCCGCGGTGGAACGCTTGGCAGAACAAGTCGAGCGCCGAGATACTCACCGGCGCCGGGCCGATGCTCAAGTGGCACCAAGACGTCGTGCTCAACGTCGGCGGACCGGACAAGGATCGGCTCCTCTCGATCGCGAAGCAGTGGGAGATCCCGGTTCAACTTCCCCCGCTACCGACGTTCGGCGCGCAGCAGGAGATCATCTCGCGAATCCAAGGCGCCTACATCGCAACGAAGGGGATTCTCCAGATCATTGGCTACGGCTACGGCGAATCGCTCGCCACAGCGGCCGACGTAGCGCAGGCGACGGCTCAAGGGTTGAAGGACACGGCGGCCGATCTTCCGAAGACGGCTCGCTGGGTCGGCATCGCCGCGGCCATGACCGCCGTGCTGGTCGGGGGCGCGCTCATCGTCTACTACGTCCCGCGGAAGCAACCGAAAGCGGCGTGATGCGCAAGCGGTGGCGCATCGTCCAGCACATCTACGAAGGCGAAGACACCGAGCCCGTTCTCACGCACGTCTTCTACGGTGAGACACGCGAACGCGCCGAACAGGTGTACCAGGCACACCTCGGAACGGACTCTTTCATGCGCGCGTGCTCCCTCACGGGGTACTTTCGTAACTTCACGTGTCACGCGCTCGACCAGCTCGAACACCTGAGCGATCAAGGGGTGTGGGGGCAAGTGCGCTGAGGTGCTAGGCTTTCGAATGTGGAACCAGCCTCGGCTGTCACGTCGATAGCGTCACAAGGTCTGCTCGGCGTCCTGCTGATCGTCGTCGGGTGGGTCGCATGGAGCAAAGATCGTGAGCTTCAAGCGGAACGCCTCGCGCGAATCGACGACGCCAAAAACTACACCGAGCTCGCGCTCAAGCTTCAATCTCAAGTCATCGAGGCCGTGAACAGGCTCGGCGACATCTTGGACGAGATGAAGAAGAATTGGCCCGTGCACGGGCGCGCCTCGTTTGGAGGCAGAGGGTGACGGAGCGCGCATCGCTCAAGCCGAAACGGTCGGCCTCGAGCGGGCAGCACCCGACAGTGAAGGTCTACAAGAAGACGGTCGAGAAGATCGACAAGAGTGCTACCGATGCGACGCACAAGCTCGATCAGCAGCTCCAAGAGTTTCTGGCGGACTTGAAGACGCCGGTGCCGCCGAAGCCCGATCAGGGCCAGTAGACTTCGTAGGACGAGCCCGAGCCTTTCACACCCGGCTCGGGTGGAGCGGGCGGCGACTCCGGCTCGAGGAGCTTCCAGCGTGATCGCGCACCGCTGAGGAGCCCGACTACTACGGTCGTAGCCATCGCGAATGGAAACCAGCCCGGCAGATCTTTCTTCTTGGCGCTCATCGTTGCAACTGCGGCGGTGTCGGCGGAGTGTCCTCGCCGCCTACCGCGCCTCCAATGAATGCGCCGACCACCGAGCCCGCCGCCCCACCGACTACCATCGCGTCCTCGACAGCGGCGGCTCGATTCGCGAAGTATCGAACGCGCGGGCGTATCGTCGCTGCGGCTCGACCGGCGAACGCGCCGGCAACGCCGCCTAGTACCGCGCCGACCGCGGCCCAGATTCCAGTTTTCGCGTTCGCCATCGAGCCTTCCCTTTCAGTTTGCTGCGGCAGCGGTCGCGTACTGCGTGCCGAAGAGCACGAACGTGACCGGAACGGGCAATCCGCGATCTTCTACGACGAGCCAGAAGGCGGGCGACTCGACGGGGAGCAACGCGACTTGATGTGCGGACTTATGTGCGATCCGCGATCTTCGTCTGGCTTCGTCGTTCTTCAACGCGGCCTTCACGTACTGACCGCGAGGGAAGGCGTTGATCACCTCAGTGTCGTGACGCGCGACGACGAGCACGATGTCGTTCGTGCGGTACGTCATCTGCCCCAAACGGTACGCCGCGAAGAGATCCTCGGCGGGCAGAAGGTTTTGGATATCCGCTTGCAAGTCCTGCGGGATGCCGGGTTCGAACTCGAGCTTGGTTCCAAACTCCATTGCCCGTTATCCTAGCCGACCGTATAACTCAGTGGAAGGATCTCGCGTGATCGCCCACATCTCTACGGGTCGCGACATCGCGCTGGCGGCCCTGCTAGTCCTCACAATCGTTACGGTTACGGTCGCAGCGGCGCGGTGCGGCGCCAGCCAGACGCCCAAGATGCCGCCCATCGGCGCGGAGCCCCCGGCAGCAGTGCCGCACGGACTGCCCCCATGAGAATCGACGGCAAACACTGGCATGTTTGGCGCGCCCGAGGGCCGCTCTACCAGCGGCAGATCGAGGCGAATCAAGCTGGGTGCGTCGCCGCCGTCGAGCAGCACCTCAACGCTACGACGGACAAGCACGTCAACTACGCGACGGCACTCATCGCGAAGAACGGCTCGGACAAGAGCAAAGCTTGGGGCCGCGACTACATCGATCGCGTAGCGGGAACGTTCGGCAACAAGAAAGCCGGCATCTCCGTCGGGCCGCCGCGCGGCGAGTTCAACATCAAGTTCTACCGGTGCCCGGCGATCTTGGTCGAGCCGGGCTTCATCTCGAACTACTTGTTCGCCAACGTCGCTCAAGGAGGCGAAGGAATCGACGCTCTAGCCCGCGTACTAGTCGCTTCGATCTGCGACATGTTCCCGCAAGGCGGCCTAGTCGCACTCTCCGTCGGACATCTGTACCGCGGTACTCCCGACTCCGGTGCGCCCGTGAACGACGAGGAAGATGAGATCGATCCGGCGTTCGATACCGAGGGCGAGCTCAACGACGTGATCGTCAAGTCGGCTGAGGAGATGCTGCTACTCGAGCCGGCGGCACACGACGCTCCGACAGATCCGGCGCCGCCGCGCTAGTTCCAGCGCGGATCGCCGTCGTGCGGGCAAACGCTCGTGTCGTTGACGTAACCAGCGTTGACGCTTCCGTAGCCCCAGTGCGCGAAGAGCGAGCCAAGCGTGAGCCCGTACACCGTCTCGTTGTCGCCGCCGCATCCCATAGACTTCGTGCACGAAGCGGCGCCGGACGCCTTGCATGCCTTCATCGCTTGCTCGAGGCTGTAGGTGCCAAGCGGCACGCAGTCTTCCCACATCGCCCCGAGGCCGTTGTCGTGCGTGACGAGCGCGCAAGCGTCGACGGCAGCGCCCCCAGTGCTCTGCGCGCCGCCGGTGTTCGGAGCGCCACCCGTCGCTGGAGCTCCACCGGTAGTAGGTGCGCCTCCAGTTTGAGGCGAGCCGCCGGTACCCGGCTGTCCGCCAGACGACGGTGGAGCGCTGTCGCCGGCGTCGGCCTCCGGAGCGCCCCCGGTTGAAACCTTGCCGCCAGTCGACGCGCCGCCCGTTCCCGAGGCTCCGCCGGTCGCTGCTACGCCGCCGGTGCCGGGCGCCGAATCGGCCGCATCGAGGGCCGCCAGGCCAGCGGTGGTGAAGCCCTCGCCACTACAGCCACACGCGAACGCCAAAAGTACAACTAGATTGAAGCGCCTCATCGGGAACCGTCCTTCTCTTCTTGTACGTCCTCGGAACGAGAAACCTCCCTAGGTATTAGCGGCTCGCCCGAGTCGTACCTGTCGATCATCTCGCGCGTGAAGTACGCCGGATTCGCTCGGTGGAATCGAACTAGCAGCTCTCGACCGAGCTGCCTAACGAGCGGATCCTTCGTCTTCGCCGCGACCTGATAGGCCTCGAGCACTTCGCGATCCGACATCGAGGCCAGCACGATCGCGGTAGCGACTTCTTGTTTCATCAGGTGCCCTCTCTGTTCAAGATCGCCCGTGCGGCCATCACCACGTGCTCCCGATCGAAACCCTCGCTGGGCACCTCGCGAAGGATGGCCGCAATCCGTTCCGCCCTCGCCGGGATCTGCGCTTCGGCAGCGCGCCTCTTGTAGACTTTGGCTATAGCGACCTCGAGCGTCGCGCCGTACTCGGTGTCGCTGCTAAGCCGGATCTCCCAAGAAACGCCGCCCCACTTCTCCCGCTCGATCCCAGAGCGCTCGCCTTTTTGAACACGGACAGTGACCTCGTAGAGCGATTCGCCGGGGAACTCTTGGCGCAAACGAACGAGCGCTTCTTCGAGCGGCTTCATGGTGCATGCCTCCCGGTAATGAGCAGTTCGCCGACATTGCCGCGCTTGCCGCCCTTCGAGTTGATTCGACGTGGAGCTTGAACCTTCTCGAGCTTGAACCCCTTGTAGAGCTTTCGCACGAACGGCGTGTCGCTGTTCGAGAGCAGCACGTGCACGCCACGCTTGTAGAGTCGCGCGAAGCAGTCGCGAAGTCGCGCCTGTTCCTCGTCGTTGAAACCGCCCTTCGAATAGGCTGTGAAGTTCGCCGTCTTCGACACGGGTACGTAAGGCGGATCGAAGTACACGGCGTCGCCGCGCTTCGCGTCCGACACGGCGATCTCAAAGTCTCGTATCGCGACGCCCACCGTGAAGTCGTCGTTCCACGCCGCTGCGCCGAGCTTCGCTATGAGCAAGCTTGAAACGGCGATCAGATTCTCCTCGTTACAGATCGTCGGGTTCGCATAGTCGCCAAACGGCACGTTGAAGAGCCCCTTCCGATTGACGCGGTAGAGCCCGTTGAAACCAGTGCGGTTGAGATAGATCGTGCGCGCAGCACGCTCTATGCGGCTAAGTTTCGTGTGGTTGAGCGCGCGGATGGCGTAGTAGTGATCCTCGCAATGTTTCTTCGCGTGCCGCTTCAAAACTTTGATGACGCCTTTCGGATCCGCGCCGACGGTCGAGTAGGCCTCTACGAGCTCCGAGTTCACGTCCGAGATGTTCGCTCCCTCGAACCGCTTCTCCGCCGCGAGCGCGAAGAACACCGCCCCGCCGCCGACGAACGGCTCGTAGTACGTGTTGATCTTCTTCGGCAGGCGCGGAAGGATCTCCGGCAGAAGCGCAGTCTTGCCGCCGGCCCACTTGAGAAACGGTCGCGCGATCATGCCCGAGCTCTCCTTTCAGCGAACATCTCTCCGCCGCCTTCACGCCACGCTTTGGAGCACCGCCTCGAGTTCTGCCAATCGCGCGCAGTTCCCACGCGGCACTCGCTCTTCGGCGCGCGCCTGAAGCCTAACTGGCCCGAAAGCACGAGATACAACTCGTTCGCGGCGTAAGACGCCAAGCGCCACACCCGAGCGTCCCCGCGAACCATTACGAATAGATCTTTCACAGCGTCTTAGCCCTCCCTCTCGCCTTCTTCACCGGGGGCTTGCCCAGTCGAGCAGCCGGCCGCGTCGCCGCTTTCTCGAGCGATTCCTTAGTCGGCCACTCCTTCGGAATGAGGTTCTCGAGCGGATCGCCGAGTCCCGCTTCAATCGCCGCTTTCTGGTAGCGTATCGCCTCGGCGAGGTACGGAAGCGCCTTGCGGACCGCCTTCTCGCTGTGCGGCTCGAACACCAAGTACGCGCACGCGAGCCGTTGCACGGCCATGTATCGGAAGGTCGGGCGCTTCGTGATCTCCTGCCCATTCCGGTACTCATCCCAGATCGCGTCCTGGATCTTCTTCGGGAGCTTGTACCAGTGGAACTTGCAAGCGAACATTCTCGCCGGAACGATGCGATTGCAGTCTGGAGCGTGACACGTGTGGCTCATGCCTCGTCCTTTTCCCGCGTCATTCGATGGATCCCGCTCGGAGTTCTATCGAAAAGACGAGCGATCTCTTTGATCCCTTTACCCTTGTCCCTGAGCCACAAGTACACGGCCCTCCGAGCGGCGCTCGTCGACATAGTACGCGGCCCCTCGTAGAGCTCGTTCATCGACACGTGGGCGCCGAGCGCCATCTTCTCGATCTTGTCGTAGAGCCCGATCTCTCGGAGCCGGGCGGCAAACTTTTCGAACGATCGTTTCATGTGTACGCACCGCCGTCGAAAGCCCCTTCTTCGATATACCGACAGTAGTACTCCGGGTTGATCTCAGCGGTGATCAAGTTGAGCTTCTGTTTTCGGCCTACGGCGCCTTCCCAGAGCGCCTTGGTGTATCGACGCTCTTCGGCCTCCTCCGGAGTTCCGATGTAACGGAAGTCGCCGTACCCGCCGCCGATGCTGATACGCCAAAGGAAGACGTCGCATGCGGCGATAGCCAGCTCTCGGAATTCTCGAAGTTCTTGCTCGTTCATGCCGCCTTCGCTTTCTTGCCCATCTTCTTGAGCGCCGCGGCGAGCCGGGAGAGGCCCTCGTCCTTGTCGCCGGCGAGCGTTTCCTTGAGCCCGTCGCCCTTGTCGGTCTCGAAGAGATCGAGGAAGTTGTCGAGCTTGTTGATGACCGCCTGGAGGATGAGCTCGTCGCCGGTACCGCGCGCGATGACGTACTGAATGAGCACTGGCTCCTGCTGACCGAACCGGTGCAGGCGCGCTTCCCACTGCACGAGCTCTCGAGGCTCCCACACGAGCTCGGCGATAACCCCGATGCTCGCGAACGTGAGATCGATGCCCGTCGAGGTGCAGTCGATGTTGGCGGCGAGGCAGACCGGGCCCTTCTTTTTGGCGAGATCGGTGATGATCTTCGGGCGACGCGTTAACGGGATCCCCCCGTGAATGTACGCCGACGGGGCGAACTCGCTCATCGCGTCTGCTACGGCCTCGCAGACGGCGCGCCGGTACGTGCCCACGACGACGCGCTGGCCCGCCTCGAGATGATCGCGGATCAAGCGGAGCACGCTCTTGAACTTCCCGTCGGCCGCGCTGTCGAGCGCCATGCGCATTCGCCGCTTGTCGCCGACGAGGCGCGCGTCCACGCCGAGTCGGTTTCTCGCCGGTACCTCGACGTCGACGACCTGGCGCTGCATGGCCGGGAGCTCTTTCAAAACTTCCCGCTTCGTTCGTCGGAGGCAGAACCAGTCGAGACGTTGCCGCATCTCTTTCTTGTTCGAGGTGCCGGAAAAGTCCCATACCGTCCTCATTGTGCCGCCGGGACCGGGGACGTCGCGCTTCTGCCCGTCGCAGTATCGGATCCCGTACTGGAAAAAGTCGCCGAACCTTCCGGGGCTGATCGTCTCGACGACGTTGTAGAAGTCTTTGATGTACTCGATGGGAGGCGTGCCGGTGAGCGCGATACGCCCGAGAGATTCGGCGGCGATCTCGCGGCACGCCTTCGAGCGCCGGCTCGTCGGGTTGAGTAGGATCTGCGCTTCGTCGAACACGGACGTGAGTTTCCCTCGACCCCACTTGATGACGGCGTCGACCCATGCGTGCACGATGTCGTAGTGCGTGACGAACACGTCGGCCTCTTCCGGGATCTCCTCTGACTTCGTGCCGTAGGGTGCGAAGACGTTCGCGTCGGGCCACCACTTGGCGAGCTCGCCGCCCTTGTCGTCGAGGCTCTTCGGGCGCTCCCACACGCCGCGGACGTGCGCCGGGCACACGATGACGGTTTTTCGACGGAGCGCACGTACCGCCTTGACCGTCTGGAAGCTCTTGCCGACGCCCATGTCGTCGGCGAGGAGAGCGCCCGATCCCGCTTGGTTGATGAGAAAGTCGATGCCGATCCGTTGGTAGTCGCGCGCGCTCTCGTAAGACGCCGGCAAGTTGTGCGGCCACTCGCGCTTGTTCGGCGGCACTTCCTCGGTGTTGAGCCCTTGCTCCTTCAACCGCGCAACAACCTGCTCGATCGCGTCGACGTAGCCGACGTGCAGGCGACGCTTGCCGTCCCAATAGGCGCCGGGGACACGCTTCACGAGCTGATTGAGCTTCGGACTGAAGTAGCTGACGCTCACCGCCCAGAGGTGCGGCTCGTCTTCTACCGGCCAAACTTGAAAGCCTCTCATCCGTAATCTGCTCCCATCCGTCGCTCGAGGCCGGCGAGCCTGTCGCCTTGAGCTTTCGGGCGTCCGCGTTCGATCCACGCCGCATGCGCCGATCGCACTAGCCGTTCGATCATCGCCGGTACCTCCGGGCCGTTCTTGCACGTCTCGTCGGCGATCGGCTCCTCGTCGTCGCAGACGTCGGCGTGAATCAGCCCCGTACCTGGGAAGCACTCGATCTCGAAGCTCCACCCTTCCTTGCGAAGCTCCTCGGCGAGCGCCGATATCTCGTTCGACATCTCGATGTAGTCGGATCGCACGCGACCGTCCGAGAACAAGAACTGCGTGAAGTACACGTAGGCCATCAGAGCGATCCCTCCGCGGGCTGCTTGCGCAGGGTGACAGTGTCGCCCTTCTCAACGCGGGCGCGAGACGCGACGATGGTCCCGTTAATGACCAGCTCGAAGCCGGCGGGCGCTTCGACGATAAAGCCGTAATCGGAGTTCACGGTTGCACTCGAGTATTCGACTCGAGATACCGTGAGCCCCGCTTCCGCGAACGACTTCCGCTGCTTCTTCGTCCACGACTCGAACGAGCGGAGCTCCTCCATCGTCGGGAACTTGCCCTCGAAGTGCCACCCGCGATCGTCGATGTAGATGAAAGCGTGCGGTTTTTTCGAGGTGACGGTGATCTTGCCTAACAACGTTTTTAGGTGTCTGCCCGACTCGATCCAATGCTTTACAAGCCATGCGTCGATCGCATCTTCGCCTGCCGGATCGGCTGCGCGTGCGGAAAAGATCACTACGTCGAACTCTTCGAGCACTCGCTCGAGAAAGTCGAGCGCTCCGTCGACCGGCCCGTCATGGATCTCTTCCGCCACCGTCCACTTGGAGATGTGCTTGTGGATCACCCCGTCGAAGTCGACAGCTACGGTTCTACGACGCGCGATCATAACCGTAGCCCTCGTGTCCTCGACAACAACGCGATAGCCGCCTGAGCGTGCCGCTCCGTCCCATCCCACTGCTCGATGATGCTAGTCAGATCGCTCAGAACCGCCGCGGCGCACGCCTTTCGAATGATCGCGCCCGGGATCCTGTGCACCTCTACGTTCTCGCCGGTCTCGTCCCGGCGGTGGATCTGCACGTCGCCGCTCCAGTCGCCGTTGTGGAACACGACCCATTCGCGGCCGTCGTCGTCAAACATGCGCGTGCTGTAGCTCATGATGGGTAGCCCTCGAAAGTGTGATCGCCTCTCGCATGCGCCGGCGTGTTCTCTCCAAGCCCGCAGACGCGGCACTTAGCCCCGCCGGACGCCGGAAGGCCCGGCTTCGGTAGCAGTCGCCAGTGTTCCCTCGGACCAGCGTTCGCCGTCCACTCCCACGCGGTTCCGTCATCGCACATGCAAAAGAGCCGCTCACCGGCCGGGATCAGTTGAACGATCTTCCGCGGGAGCCGCGCCTCTTCGATCGTCATCGCGGGCCCCGCCGGGATGCGCGCGACTCCTTCTCGGTGGAGGCAGGTCGGGCACAAGTGGCCACCAGTCACGCCGACGGTGCCCTGGTCCGCGCCGCAAGAGGGGCAAGTAGCGCTCACGACTTCAATCCTTCCGGTGCGGGCCGCACTTGCGCGCCGCACTTGGGGCACTCGTCCGGCATCGTCGGCCGCGTGACAAGGTGGAACCAAGCGGAGCACTTCGGGCACATGTACGTCCAGATGCCGGTAGCCAGATCGACCCCGAGACGCACCCACCGGTCTCGGAGATCGTCCGAGTACGCTAGAGCCTGCTTGACAGTCATCATCGGAGCACCGTGAGCTTCTTCGCGGCTCGCGTGACGGCCGTGTAGAGCCACCGGCGCCAGTCCTCGTCGTTGACGGGGCCGGGCCGTTCCGAGAGAACGACCAGGTCGTCGAACTGTGAGCCTTGCATCTTGTGCACGGTCATCGCGTAGCCGAAGTCGAAGAGCGCGCCGGCCATACGGAACGAGTGGATGCCGGTCTCGCGCGCGAGCTCTTCCGGTGACTGGAACGTCTTGTCGCGGCTGAATTGCTTGCGAAGCATCTCGTACTCGCAGGCTTTGATCTCGTCCTCGGGGAACCCGATGCTCCCCATGAGGTGCGTTTCGCTCTCGCGGCAGGTCTCGCCGCGGTCGTTCTTGTGCTCGCCGTGCGGGTCACGGATGAGCTTCGGGACCGCGTTCGTCGCGAGCACGCCGCGCATGCCGTTGGCGATCGGCGGCCGGCCCTGCTCGCCCTTCATGTTGCGGAGGCACACCACGTGCTCGCCCTCGACGGGGAGCTCCCAACCTTTGCGGGCGGTGCCGCGTGCGCGCCGAACGGTCGCGTTCAGACCGACTCGGCGACGGTTCGTGTAGCAGGCCAGGCCCATCTCGAGCAATCGGGCGGCCGACGCATCCGCGTAGCGATCCTCGAGCAGCCGTTCGTATGTGCGGATCTGCCCGAACTCGACGGCGTCGCCCGGGAGACTGTCGGGCAGGCGGCCCGTCTCGCGGATCATCTTCGAGAGCGCGATGATGGGGTTACCCTCGGCTTGGCGGTGGATCTTCTCGAGCCGGAGGTGCGGTGCCTTCATGAGACTGCCGGAGCCGCCGACGGGCGGGAGCTGGCCGTGGTCGCCGACCGCCAGAATCGGGATGTTGTAGCCGCGGAGATCGCGAAGCATCGTGTCGTCGACCATCGAGGCCTCGTCCACGATGATGAGGCCGTAGTTGCGATCGAGGACATCGCGGCGCAGCCACTCCTTGCCGCCGCAGAGCTTGCACTTGCCGTCCGCGTCCTTCTGCGCGTAGACGAACTTGTTCGTCGGCTTGAGCTTGTCGAAGGCCTCCTTCGACTTGATGAGCCCGATGTGTCCGGCGCCACACTCGCTGCGATCGGAGCCGGGCGGGCTGACGCCCATCGGGGGGGCCCAAAACGTCTCGTGAACGCAGTTCTTCTCGGGGCACGGCTTTTGAAGCTGGACCGCTTGCGGCTCGAGGCACGCGCACGGCCGGTAGATGAGCGAGTGGATCGTTCCGCAGAACGGCCGCTGTTCGAGCGCCACGCCGCCATCGGGGCGTCGCTTCTGCGCGCCGACCGTCTCGGTGCCGGCGGCTCGGAGCTTGCGCCGGAGCACGCTCGTCGCCTTGCCGGTGTACGCGCAGAACGCCGGCAGTTCGATCTGCTCGGCGACCAGGCTCACGAGGGTGCTCTTTCCGCTGCCGGCGTAGCCGCCGAGAGTGAGCAGAGGCGACTCGATGTCATCCGGGTCCCTAAGCCAGTTTACAATGCTGTTGTACGCCTCACGCTGGTCCGAGGAGAGATCGTTGACGGTGATGTCCATAAGAAGCTCGAGTCCTTTCAATACAGATGGACGGGGCGCACCCCAGCGGTATTCAACGTAATTCGACGGTTTTCAAGGATACCGGTACTCCCCGAAGGCTCCGAGCCAGCCGGAAACGCCCAAGAAGAAAACGACGTCCGGCCGGGTCGAGCGGTGGATCATGTAGTGCGTGATCCGCGTATGCCGCCCTACGGGGAACGTAGGCAGCCAGCCGTTAAGTTTCACGCCACCGGGGCGCATTGGCGTTTCTCCTCTGCTCGACGAGCGCGCATCCGTGCCGCGGCCTTCGCGTTGTACGCCGGCTTGCAAAGCGGGCAGTAGCTAGATGCCCCGCCGCGGGCCTTCAAACGGCGCTCCAAGGCCCGGTCGCCCTCGAGCACGGCCGCGAGGGTGACAGTGCAGCCGGCGGCCAGGGCGGCCCCCACGAGCGGCGAGGGCCGTCTGCCGGTCTGGTTGAGGTGCTGGCCGACGCGACGCGATACGTCCGCGTCCTTCGTCCAGCCGACGTAGTGCCGCGCGTGGTGTAGCGGCGGGTCGATGTGGAGAATGTAGATCACCGCGGATGCCTTCGATCCCTCGGCCAGCGTCCTCGCCGATCCTCTGCCGAGTGGGCGTTGAAAGTCCCGCGCACGTAGCCGTCGTGTTCGAGGGCGCGCTCTACGTCCTCTCGATCCATGCTCTCGATGAAGAACACGGTATCGACGACGGTGCCGCCCTTGAGGACATCCCAAGCTCTCATGCGTCGAATTCCTCGACAAGCTCGGTGCCGTAGGAGCGCCCGACCGCAGCACGACGGTCGACCTCCGCCGGATCGATGAGCGGCCAGAGACGCTCCCGGTCACCCCAGTCGAGCACGAATGGGATGAGCTCGCGCGCGATCCATCGCGTCGACGGTTGCATGTTCTTGAGCAGCAACGTCGCCGCCGCGAGCAATTGGTTGCTGCCGCTGTAGGCGTAGAGCTTCATGCACGGGACGAAGGCGTCGAGGACGCGATGGTCGGTGCCGGTGATGGGCGCCATGCAGCCGTTGAACAGCTTCGAGGGGTGCCCGGGATCCTCTTTCTTCGCGCGGACCACCTCACGCACCCACTGCGCCCAAGTCTGCTCTTTGAACGCCCTGCTCATGGCCTGCTCCTCAACGTCAAGATGGCGACGGTCACCGACGCGACGAGCGCGACCAGCGACACGCCAAGCGAGATAACTTCGATGCTCATCCGAGCCTCTTGGCGCACACTGGGCCCAAGCCGGTCTCGATGCTCTCCGGAGTCGTGAGTCGGCGCCCGCACTTGCCGCAGCGCCCCTCGTGGTAGACGGCGAGCTCCGGGTGCATCTGGCCCCCCGTGAGGCGCTGCCACACCCACGTGAACGCGACGGCGCTCGAAGCGACGTCGGCGATGCGGCTCTTACGGCCGTGCGCGTACACCCGGCTGCGATAGATGCAACCGAGGTAGTCGTAGCGGTCCGGTCCGGTCAGCACGGCCACGAAGTGCGAGGGGCCCAAGTCGACGTCGCCCGGATGGCACCGCCGTGCCTCGACACGGTAGGTGAACCGGGTGCCGGTGCGCCGGGACTGGAAAGTCACATGGGCGTTTCCGGCCAGCATGAAAGCGATAGTGACGCCGGGAACAGTGAGCTCGGCGCGGGGCCCCGGAGCGTCATCTTCCGGTTCGTATTGAAGCTCCGCTTGCATGCAGATGAGACGCGAGGGTTCGCGTTCTATTCACATACGGTACACATTCTTTTTTGAGCCGGCAAGGGGGTATTGACGCCCCCCGGGCGTCGGGCGGACACTGATCGGGACAAGATGAGCTCTCGCACGCGCCGCCGCGTCGTCGAGGCACCCTCGCGGAAGAAACTTCCGCCAGAGCTTCGATCGATCCGTATCGGTTTCGAGCCGGATCCTTTCGTCGACGAGACGACGACTGCGTATCTGCGCCAAGAGGGGTTCGAGGATCGCTTGGCCGCTTACGAGAAAGACGAGTTCGACTTCGTCTACGCGCGCGCCGAGGCAGAAGTCGTCATCGAGGAGATCATGCAAGTGCTCACGAGCGCCGGCCTCTACGGCATCGAGAGCGATACGGATGAAGAAGCGCTCTCGCAGATCGTCTCTGATGAGTGGATCGCGCTCCGCAAAGTTCTGACGGCGGTGGGCGTGCCCACCGAACAGTTACCGCTCGAAGTCGACCGCACGTGGGTCGAGTGGAGGATGTGATGGCATCCGCAGCAGACAAGAAACGATGGGACAAGCTCCACGCGGATTACGCGAAGGCGTCCGAAGCGCGACTTCAGATCGAGATCGAGTACGACGCCAAGTACGGTCGCGGGAACCGTCAGTGGTGGCCGCGCGGCGCCCAAACCAAGTTCGACAAGCTGCGCGAGCGGCAAGACAAGATCGGTGAGCAGATCACCGAATTGCTTCTTCGAATTAGCCCGCGTGGCGACCGCTGGCTCTCCGGCGTGCCGGCGTGGTGGCTCTACGAGAGACTCACTTGGGAGGACGCAATCCGTCCAGCGAACGAACCACTGTCCGTCGTGGTACCGGGCGCATACGGGTACCCAGACGGGTACGTGAAAGAAGGAGTACAAGAGATGCCGAGAGGAACACACACCGATGCCGCACACCTTCGAGACATTCTCGAGAAGGGCGTCATCTTGGACAAGGATCGCGTCGAAGGTTCAGTCGACCTCAACGACGAGAGCCCCGTCTACGTCGGTATCATCGTGGATGTGAGCGGCTACGGCCCGCACGTCGGAGCGATGTACCTAGATCAGAATCGATTCCACGGAAGCGCGGACGGCGCCCTTCAAGAGGCCGATCAGATCCTTGAAGAGTGGATGCTCGAACACTACGCGGAGGACTTCGCAAAACTCGAACGCGAGCATGGCGACGACGCGATGGATATATTCACCGAAAACTTCGACGGATGGGCTTTCAAACTGTCGCCGCGCGAATTCGTCGACGCCCTCGAAGGAACCCCAGCCGAGCAGCTAGTCGACGTCGAAGAAGAAGAAGAGGAAGGCGAAGAGGCAGAAGAGGTCGCCGAAGACCGCGGCGACTTTCAAGAGCCAGACGCGAAAGACGTCCTTGAGGGGCTCGGACCCTATCTTCAACACGAAGGGCACGACGCGGCGCGAGAGTCGGCACGTATCGCCCGCATGATCGCCAACGTCCGCGGCGATTCGAATAAAGCGGACAAGGTGCTCGAAGAGGTGGATCGTCTCATTAACGGGCACGGCATCGAGGCGATCCGAGACGAAGACGTCAACGACCGTTACTACGGCGACGTCGTAGCGCTCTACGTGAACACGGGCGACACGTACAACGCGACGCTGCTTTACGATACCGATCGCAGCGAGTTCTACGTCACCAGTTGGGGCGACTGGTACGAGCAATACGAACAAGAAAAAGAAGAAAACGAAAAGGATCAGGAGGACGAATAATGGCAAAGAAGAGAAGCAGCAGAGGCGAGAGTGGCGGCGGACGGAGCCGCGACATCACCGACAAGCAGCACGACGAGGCAATGCAGATACTCCGCGCCGAGTACTATCAAGGCGTCCGCAGCATCGCGCACGAGCTGCGTGATCGGATCAAAAGCGACGAGATCACCGACCAAGACGGTTTAGAGCAAGCGCTGCACGAGTCAGTAGATGGCTCATATTGGGTCATCTACACGCACGCGAACTACCAAGTTCTCATGTGCTCCGACAACAGCGGCGCCTACGTGGAGGACTTCGGAGAGGCGCCGGTTCAAGGCGACGACATCAACTGGGCCGCGCTCGCCTTCGCCGCGTTGAAGCGCGACGTCGAGCAACAGATGGCTGCGGAGAACATCGAGATCGGCGGGGAGATGGAAGAAGCCCGCCGTCGCAAGCGGCCACCCGAGCGCCCTGCCGAGACGCGCCGCGACCGACACCCGCTCGCACGAAGGGGACGATAATGGCACGCATGGACTCATTCACCGTCGCCTACTTCGAGGCCGCACTGTGGTCGTCGACGGACGAATCAGACGAATCGGGCGGTGAGCCACTCGATGCGAACTACAGCATCGACGACTTCGCCCCCGAAACTCGCGACAAGATGATCGCCGACTGCGCCGACTTTCAAGCGCGCTTCGGCTCGCTCATCGAGAACGACGACTCGCCGGCCATCGACAAGTGGGGCCGATGGGTGAAAGCCGGGCACGACTTCTGGCTCACCCGCAACGGACACGGCGCCGGCTTTTGGGATGGCGACTGGCCGAAGCAAGGAGACGCGCTCACCGAGGCGTCGAAGGAGTACGGCGAGTTCTACCTGTACGTAGGCGACGACGGACGCATCTACGGACCGCCGGCAGGCGCCCACGGTGTGCGCGAGGTTCGAGAGGGCGGATGCCCGTCCGGATCGAATGCGTTCATGGCGCGGTACGTCCACAAGATCTCCCCGAGCCCGAAGGATGTGAAAGGCCCCTTTTGCATCAACGACAACGCTTTCTCGAACAGCAAAACTCTCGGCGCGGCGCTGCGCAAAGCCGGTGTGCTCCACGCCGGCGCTCGGGTGAACTCGTTTCGAGTCGAAGGCGATAAAGTCGTCGTCTTCCCGCGCATGCCGGGGCTGACAACCTACTGGCACTCCGTAGTGCTCACGCACGCCGATTCCGCCGCCGAAGCTCGAGAGGTTAACGAGGCGCACCAAGTCGCCGACTTCAACACGCTCGAGGACTTGATCGCCCACGCGCGTGACGAGCTCGGCGCAACGCACATCTTGCACGTCGACGAAGAGATCCATATCTACTTCCCGCGCCAAGACGGAACCTACGAGAAGGCCGAGGTTTGGCAGAAGGACGGCTACTGGCACGCACAGGGACCGGGGGCGCGGACGATCGTGAAGCGTCCGCCGTCGAACGCGAAGCCGATCGGAGCGAAGACGCGCCGGGCTGCGGGGCCCAAGGTCAAAGACTACGAGGCGGTCGACAACCGCGGCCGTCACATCGCCGGGCCTTTCAAGCACTACGGCGATGCGAAAGACGCGGCGGGAACGGCCGGTCACGTCAAGTACATCAGGAAACAACACGAGATCGGGGAGGCGCGCCGAAAGGGCGGCGGTTACACGTCGAATCAACGCGCGGAGAACGCGCTCATCGACGACATCTTCCTCGACGGCCACTGGATCGGTTACACCGCCGGGCCGTTTCGGAGAGCGTCGAAGGGCAAAGACTTCTACACGTGGTCGCTGCGATCGGTCTCTCCAGACGAACATCCGCCGTTCGGCATGAGCGGGGCGTCGGGTGAAGCGAAGACGCGCCAGGCCGCGCTGAAAGCGGTCATCCAAGCCGACAAGAACCGCATCGCGAAACACTCTGGCGGCAACGCGCGACGTAGCGCGCACAGTCCGAGGACTTGAACAATGGCAAAACGGAAACGAAAAGAACAAGCCGAATCCGCCGGCTTCGACTACGCGATGAATCAGATCCAAAGCGACTACTTCCACGATTGGGTTACCGACCAGCTCATCGAAGCGAGCAAGATGGATCCCGAGGACGTGATCCCACTCGAGACGAAAGCCGACGCGCAGCGGATCGCGCGCAACATGCTTCAACAGCTCGAGTGGGATACGAAGCGCGATCTCGGCCGCCAAAGCATCGACTACCCCGAGGCTTGGTTCAGAGGGTTCCACCGCGCAACTGAGAAGTCGCGCGACTGGCTCGCCGACGAGCTCTTGGAGATCAACAAGTCGATCGGCCGCCGAGCGAGCGAGCGCGTCATGCGAGATGCCCCAACGCTCACCGACATGGAGCGTCGAATGCTCAGCGGTAGGGAAGGCTTCGGCGAAGAGATCGGAGCGCCATCGGGGCTCGTGGCTCAGAACCTCGGGCTGTCGACTGGGCAGGTCACGGCCATGGCGAAGAAGCTCGCGGCCAGAGGGCTGCTCGAAGACACCGGATACGCCATGAAGTACACGAAAAAGTACCATTGGCAGTACATCGACAGGCCCAAGGGGGAAGGCGGCATGTTGACGCGACCTGGCGCATCGACCGTTTGGCGCACCACGCAAGCGGGGCACGCGGCGATCGGCGACTAGGTGCTAGTCTTCGGCGATGCGTAAGGAGGCCGTCCTCGACGCGCTCATCAGTGCGACGATCAAAACTGTCGAGGAGTTGGAAGCGCTCGTCTCGATGATCGATAGCGCGAGCAGCGAGGAAGGCACCACCGCCTCGAAGCTTCGCGCAATTGCGAACCTGCTCGATCGGCTGCCGCTCGCCGCAAACGACTTGATGGTCATCAAAAGACGACTCCGCGGAGCGCTCTCGTCCGATCCCGACAAGACGCCTCGGGCGATCAGCGTGAAGGATATGGAAGCCGTCGTAGCCTCCGAAAAGGCCACCCCGCCCGAGGGCACCAGATTCACGCCGGTTGAGGATCAAGCGCGTGGTCTCAATAGGCGCACCGAGACGCGCCCGGGGATCGGGATACCGCTGCCTAAGAAGGATCGCGAGTAGCGAGGCTATCCTTCTGCGCTTTCACGAGCTTCCGATAGATGATCGTGTAGGTGACGCCCCGCTCGGAGATCGTCTTGCCCCAGAGCGCGCGGCAGTTGTTGGAGGGGGTATGGTACTCGGCGTAGATGTTCGAGGCCATGCTCCGCGAGGCCCCGTCGAATCGGATGTGGCAGCGCGTGATGTGCTTCGACATGATCTTCCAGCCGGCGCGCGCGCACCGGTAAGTAGCCTCTTCGTCGAGCCCTGGGAGCGACTTCCACTCGTCCTTCGTGATGTAGAAACGGTCGACGTAATCGGCGACTTCGCGCGTTGCGCGCTCGTGAACCTGCACCAGGCAGAGCTCGCCCCCGGGCCCTTTCTTCTCGCCGGCGTGCACCTTCCGCTCGAGGCCGCTCTCCCACTGCTCCGCTGTAGTTAGAAGCGAGAGACACGCCTCGATGGGGAATCCCAGGATGGGCGCCTCGTCGCAGACGCGAATGTTCACGTCCACGATCCGCTGGATCCGAGCGTGCCGGTCGGCATCGGATTCACCCCAGTACCGCTCGGGGACCCGCTTGTCGTGGTACGCGAGCATGAGCGTGAACAAGGTTACGCGCAGGATCTCTAGAGATGCCATTCTACCTACCGTAGTTGAGGGTTCGTGGTTAGTGCAACGTCGGCTTTTCGGGCCGCGAATCGAAGCTGCCCTCGACGAGACCCCCATCTCGAAGAAGCTCACGCAGTATTCGACGTCTGCGCGGAGACACGTCTCGCAATGTGACGTCGATCGCCCGAGAGCGATTCATCGCCTCGAAGCTGCACCGCCAAAGAAAGCCGAAGAACGGCACGTAGTAGCTCAGTTTGAACGCGCGCACCGCGAGGCGTCGATGGAGGCTGCTCATCGCGGGCACTCTTCAATCGGCACGCACGTTACTTCCGTCATGCCTTGACCGCCCCCCTGCTGAAAACATAGATACAGCCCGTCCGGCGTGCTTTGCATGGCGATGCCCCAATTGACCACGCCGGTCGGCAACTTTCTGCACCGCACAGCGAGCTTCGAGGGCGCACTCGCAGGCACGAACGTAGGAGGCGATGACGGTGAAGAGACGGGCAGCTCCCTCACCTCGATCGTCGAGTAGAGCATCACGAGCACGAAGATCGAACACGCGATGCTGAGTCCGGCGGCGAGGAGACCGATCGCCTTGAAAGTTTTAGATTCGATCCAAGCTATCAGCACGTTCAAGGTTTCACCTTCCGCTTGGCATAGACGCACAGGACGCCGCCGCAGATCATAGCGTTTCGCACCACGGCGACCGCGCTGATCGTCACTAAGTACCAATCGGGACCATCGAGCTGTTTTGGCGGCGCACTGCCTTCCCAGTAGAGGCTCGTCACGATCTCCCAGTCGTCTAGCCGGAGAGGCAACTGCGGCTTGTCGTTTTCGTCGCTCATCGGAAGTCCTTTTCAGCTTGGACCGAGACAGCTTTCACGCCAAGGCGCCGGAACCGTTCCCAGCATTGGTTGAGCGCCGCGCCGGGGATGAATCGGTGCGCAGCGGCGATGTTCTCGACCCACGTCTCGAAGTCGTCGGCCAAGTAGCGGCCGTCTGGCAGTTGCAAGAGGAGCGCTGTTTTCATCGCTCGTCCCCTTGTCGAAGCGCCGCGTTGAGTGGGCCCAGTATCTTCTCGCCTCGCTCTCTGAGATCGTGCACCGCCACGTCCGCGGCCACGATGCACTCGAACGGCTTCCTTCTTTGAGCGAACTCGGCCGCGTACACCGCGATCCACACGTGGGCTTCGGCCGGCGTCATGACCCGTCTGCCGCCTCCGCCGCCGGTTGAAACGCTCTCTTCGCAGCGCGCTCGGCTGCCGCCACGCGCCGTTTCCACTTCTTGACGAAGGTCTCCGCCCGACGAAGCCGAGTCTCGGCCCGCTTGAGCATCGTTTGAGCGTGCGCGACCTTCTTCACGCGAATCTCGTCGGCACTCGGCGGCGCTTCCGTTCTGTGCGCGACGACGATCCCTTCGGCCCACTCCGGCAGCTCCCCGCGGCAATACCGCTGGTCGTCCGACATGTCCCCGTGCAGCACGCCGCGCCAGTGCATCGCCTCGTGGCGCATGACGAGCGCGAACTCTCGCACGCTGAACTTCGCCGGATCTCTCGGAACTGACAACGCCATGTTGAGCCCTGTGACGTGAACGCTGTCACCGAGCGCGGCGCAGCCGTGGTGACCTAGCTCTTGGCTTGAGTACGCGATTCGAACGGCACCGCGGACGCGCATGCCCTGCGCCCTGAGCGCTCGAATCATGAGTGATCGGATGGCGCGGGTGTCGTAGCCGGTGTCGTTGACGATCTGTAGCCCCGAGAGATGCTTGTGCGTCACCTCGGGCAGCTTGGCTCGACGGCGCCTCATGACTTCTTCTTACGCTCCGACTCGAGCTCGGCGAGGCCCTTGTGCAACGCGAGACGGAGAACTTCCGTCCGCGTCACGGTCATCCCCGGTTGAGACAGCCGCTCAGCGAGCTTGTCTGCTCGGCTGAGGACGGATTCGGGTAAGCGAATCGCCGTCTGTACTTGGTGGTCCTGCTTGTCGTTCACTTCGGTTTCCTTTCTAGAATCTCTCTCGCTTTCGCGGCGATGGCTCGGGCGCTCCTGAATCGTTCCAGCGCCGGGTTCTTAGGCGGTATAGACTGGAGCGCGC